GTAGTAGTCAACCATTTGCACTAGTTCCGCATGTGTGTTAAACATCTCGTCACCCCATCGTGTGCCCGCTATTTGCTCGCCTTCGCAAGTTGCTTCTAGCAATAGTGTCTCCACTTGTGCAAGTAATTTAAAAATCTCCGCCTTTGCGTCTACGTATTGTATTGTCATTATACTTCTCCATCTGTTAATTCCCAACCGTTTAGTTCTGTTGCATATACATTGTCCGCATATATGTCAACTGTGTCTGCAATAGCGTCTGCTTCTGCTTGCGTTTCTGCATCTATGTGCAAATAATGTGTTTGTGTTTGTTTGTATACAAATGTCTGCATTGTGTTCTCCTTATGCTAAGTCTGCTTTTACACGTACATAAGTTCCGCCCCATGTGCGTGTTATGTAATCTCTAGCAACACAAGTCTGTGTTACTTCGTTTGCACAAGTAGCCCGCAAGTAGTTTGCTAACGTGTCCGCATCCTGTGCATTGCTAAAACAAAATACTACTGTACGTCTTTTGCTTGTTTTGTCTTTTTTATTTGTCCTGTCCGTATAACTTGCGCTTACGTTACTTACATTACGTGCTAATGCACGTATTTGCTTAGTGTTAAACTGCATACTGCTCCTTTTAAAACAAGTGTGTATTATAGCACACACAAGCATTTTGGGCAAGTGTGTGCTGTAATAGTGTAGTAAATTACTCTACTAATTGTATATTGTTAGTGTTAAGAACTTTGCTTGCTTTTGCAAGTTGTTGTAATACTTCTGTTTTATCTACATCGCTACTAACAAAAGCGCATTTTGCTTGTTGTGGAAACAAAAGTTTACCCTGTTTGTTAAATTGTGTAACATTAAATGCTACAACAATACGCACTGTGTCATTTTTTTTGTTATATACAACTTTTGCTTTAGCAGGTGTATTAACTGCGCTAACTGTAAATGTGTGTAACATATACGCTCCTTTTTGCTTAGTGTACGTGTATTATAGCACAAAGGGAAAACCCGCACAACCGGCGGGTCTTTCACTGTGGCAGAAAAGCCACAGGCGTCTTGATTACTTTTTCTTACTGTATGCTACAGTAGGGAGACCTTTAATCTCGTAGCCCTTGGGCTGGGTGGCCTGCAGGACCATCCATGCAATAGTATCACTCATCTTCGTTCTCCTCGTTTTCTTCTTCCCATTCAGCAACCGATTCGCTGATGTTGAAGGCTTCGTCTAGTTCAGCGGGCAAGGTCTCAGCAATAGTCTTACTGTCCATGTCGCCGAACTCATAGTAGTCATCACCGTTCTCATCAAAGATGCCAGCAAAGGCCATGCCACACTCGTAATACATAGCACGAACACGGAAGCCTAGGTCCTGTAACTTCTCATAAGCACCTGTAGGCGGCGCCCAGGCACTATCAAAAGTCAGCATCAATCCACCCGGGATATCATCTGCAGGATAACCATCAGCACCTACATCCCACTTGGTGCCCCACTCGTTGACGCAGAACTCATACCAAGTAGCGTAGCCGTGTGTGGCAATGTTAGCCGCTTCCTGTGCTTCTAACTCAATCTGCTTAGGGTCTGTGTCATCGCCAACTCGTCCTGCTACGATATGTAGGCTCTCTGGCACTGGGATGAATTCGTTCAACAGTTTACCATCGTTGAAAGCCTTGCGAGCACGCTCAATCATCTCGGGATCATCGTGGTAGAGTTCTACCGTGTTGTTGCACCAATTAGGCATGATTAGTCCTTCTTAAGAGTTGATTTGAAAAGTCCAGCAAGAATAACTGCCGCACACCAAGTGTCAAAGGTGTAGGGAATGTTGGCTACCGGAAACAGGGTGTTGATTGACCATATGGTAGCAATCGGACCCAGGATGACCAGGGCAACGATAACGCCCGCCCAAAATGCGTATTTCATCTTAGACTCCCATCTCATAAAAGGTTACAGTAGGATCAATGCTGAGCAATTCTTCAGCACAACGGCTCAAGCGGCGAATCTTGTCACGCACCATTGCGGGCGGCAGTTCACCATCGCATGTTAAGTTCTCGGGGCTCATGTCAGCGTCAATGCTGTCAGCAATGGCCTGACGATCTGCGGCATTCAGGAGACTCAACTCGCGTCCCTTAAAGATTCGAGTCCATGTGTTCTTCTGTGCAACATAGGCTTCAAGTGTCGAAATATTCACGTCTGCTCCTTAGTGTGTGTAAGTGTGTATTATAGCAAGAATACTGGGGTTTGTCAACTACCCGTTAGTCCGTCTCTATCGTTCGGTGTGACAATCATTATGTCCTAGTGCCCCGCCAGCAACTCGTGTAAACTTTCGTTTACAACTGCCTTCATGCCCCGTAGCAACCTGTCCCCGTCGGAACTCTTCGCTTGCTACAGGCCCTAGCGGACTAGGTAACCCTGTTTGTTTCTTACTATGTCTCTATTATAGCAAGGTTTTACCTTGCTGTCAACCCCAAGCCTTGAATAACCCTACTACGCACAGGGCTATTGCTACACCATTGATGATCATCTGTTGCATATTAGCCACACGTTTAGACCAAGCAAAGAAGCATACGGCTCCCCCGAGTCCCGCCACGATGTTCCAAGGATGGCACTCTGGGTAGAAGTTCATTAATGCATACATCACCAAGATGAACGCGGTGCCTACCCATTGTATTGTTTCGTTCAATTTCATTTAACTTCCTTCAAACGGATTACGAAGCCGCTGTAGTCTTTCTTTGCGCGACCCTTGGCCTTCAAACCAATCACGCCCACTTTGGGATCTAAGAAGCGCAAATCTGTTTCATCGGCACTGAACATGCCTGCAGGAATCTCATCAAACACTGTAGCCACGTTCATACCCTGCAACAGAGCCTGCTGGCAGTCTGCATCGTTACCATCAGCCTTGCTAAACGTTAGGTGATAGTTGGGCAAGTGGCTAACCTTACGTCCAAGTACTTTGGTGTAGTCGTAGAACTGTACTTGGGAGAACAATTCAAAGATGTTCATACCGTATGCGGCTGTATACTTCTCCCACGACAAGTCACTAGTACCATTCAAGCGGAACACGGGCGTCAAACTCATCTTGGCCGCGAACTTGATAGCCTTATTAATGTCAGCAACCAAGTACTCCATAAAAGTGTCACGATCTTCAAAGAACATCTTAGTCTTACGAATACGTGCCTTTTGGATCATGTTGGTATTCTCACCGCGCTTGAACATGCCGCCGCGTCCTGCTGTATTGAGGCACGCCGCTGTACATCCTGCGGTGCGTTTTGGGCATACTTCCTTGCCGCTCAAGTCTGCTGGAGCAAGATGCAGAATGAATGTAAGGAAGCCCTTCTTAGTACCCTTTTGGATCTTGGGATTCGCTGTGGAAAGTAGTTTGAACATCATCGCTCCTTGTTAGTGTATGCATGTATTATAGCAAGGTTTTACCAGTCTGTCAACCAAAGACCCTTACGGGTCCTGGGTTAATAGTGATGCTTGGAGCCCACATAGTTGAAGTCGTCCATGGGATCCCGCTCATCAACTAGGGTCAGCATATTGGCAGGCACTCTCCAAAGTCCTGCACCCGTGTTGACTGTAATATACTTGATGGCCTTCTTAGTGACAAAGCCACGCATCAAACGTCCTGTCTTGTTGCTGGTGAACTCTACATTGTCGCCCACTGAGATGCTTCGTTTGATCTGCTTGCTGAGTTGAGTGCGATTCCACTTGACTGCATCGATCATAGAACTCAACTCAGTGTTGGTCCACTCTTGCAACATGATTGCTTGATTGACTTGTTGAATAGTTAGCATGGGTGCTCCTTAGTGTGTAAGTCTATATTATACGGTAAAACCAAAAGCCTGTCAACCCCTAGGGGCTTTACATTGACCAGTAACTCTCCGAACTGGGACTACAGAAGTTGGGCGTATCGTAACGCTCGCGGAACTCCCGCCCTGACATCATGTTGGTACGGGTTACCCAAGTCTCGTGTAGTTCTACAATCAAGCCCAACCTCTGCTTGCCTGCAACGACTGCATCAATGTAGGCCCTAGTCGACTCAGCAAAGTCCTGAACAGCCACAAGCCTGCGGCCCTCTTTGGTACGACGATCTGCTTTGTAGATCTCTAGTGTATACTCTTTCATTTCGCTCATATCAATCTCCTCTAGTGTCAGTGTTGAGAACGGGCTTAACAGCCCTACGGATTGCTACTTCAGTCTTGTGTGCCTCAGCCTTGCCACGTATGACAGCATGAACTAAGATCTCAATCTGGCTCTTGTCAGTCAACTTACGCAATTCTGCACACAATAACCAATCTTTTGATTCTGTCTTAGCGCGATAGTAGTGTTTGGCCGCTCTAGCCCGAACGCTCTTCTCTACTGTAGACTCTGTCTTAGCAGTCACGCCTATATAGTTCTTGCCGTTTATGACAAGTTCGTATATGATGTGATTGCGATCGACTCGCTTTTTACGGGGTGCTTTTTGTGTGTCCATGTCGTTATTATAGCAAGGTTTTACCACAATGTCAACCACTAGCACAAAGACCCTACAAAGAATCTGTGTTCTAAAAGCCACACCCCAGGCACTTCAAAGACCCTACAAGTCTCAGGGTTTTGGTTGACCATTTGGTAAAAGAGTGTTATAATACAGGCATAGAGTAAAAAGGAGCCCCCAATGCACGTGACTACAGTTAAGCAACGAGACATACTTTATACTTACAAAGAGGGCACTGTGACTGTTACAGTATGCAAGCCTCGTTGGCCACGCAAAAGCGTTACAGTCAAGCCCAAAGGTAGTATTAAACACTGCGGTCGTACTAATGCGTACGGTCAGCGCATTTAATTAATGCCAAAGTAATAGGGCACGAAGCCCTATATACCAGTACCGACTGTAGGCAAGTATCCTCAACCGGTCCCCGTCTGCTTGTTCCTATTGTATCTCTACAATGAGCCTTTACCACTGGAAGCGCATGGTCGCAGATTTGGCCAAGTTACGGGGAGACTAGGTCTCTTCCTCAACAGTACTTACTAGAATCACCCAGCCTTCCAGCACCTGATTCGTTCTTTACTGTGTATATTCTCCAGCCGCGGGTTTAAAAATCCTTACTATAATTCACTGTAGTATATATGGTAGGCCCAACAAGACTCGAACTTGTAACCAATGGATTATGAGTCCACTGCGCTGACCAATTGCGCCATAGGCCCACTATGCGTATACTACTACACTACTATATACTATAGTCATCAATCACTGTGTATCCGTGTGTCTAGCATATAGTATACACGAGATCTACACTAGTGTCAATGTATATATACTGTGGTCGACCGTGGCATGTGGTTAAAAAGCCATGAAAATCGGTGGAGTTTTGACTCAATTTTGGCAGAGTTTTGGCAGGGTTTAGGCCCAATTTGGCTCATTCTGGAGACGTTTTGGGACTTTTTCCACGGTGAATCTACGGTAAAAATCTTGTGAGACGGGTGGGGCCACGACAGGCTATAGTCAAATGGTTTTCCAATCTCTCACACTTCTCCCACCCGCCCCCGCCGATCCTCTCACCCCCAGTGATGCTCGCAGAGCGAACCTATACAGCGGGGTATTCACTCGATACACGCTAATACCAAAGTAGATCTATCGTGTATACCAAAGTAAATTCACTAGACTAGATCCCAGTGATGCTCGCAGAGCGAACCTATACAGCGGGGTATTTGCGTGTAGTATATAGAGTCTTTGTACTCACGCTTACTAACAAATCCCCTAATTGGCTACAGCGGGGTATTCACTCGATACTATATCGTATAGTATATCATATAGTAAATACCATATGTGCTTGGTCAAACTCATTGTTGTTCTCTTAGTTGCTCTACTCATTACCACTGCTTTGGGTTGTGCTACTACTAATAATACTACTCGAGATCCCACTAGTCTAGATGCGCCCGCTGTATATTGGGCCGCTGGTGCTGATACTGCTACCACTAGTATTGCTCTACATAATGGAGCACGAGAACTGAATCCTTTGGGATTTTGGGGTGCTACAGCGATGAAACTTGTATACTTGTCACGTAGAAACTCACTAGATGCAGACACTAGAACTCGTTATGATCGCATTGCCACGTCAGTTTGGACAGGTGCGGCCGCTAATAACTTTGTACAGATCATTGCACCCATGCCTGTAGTCTATACTATTCTAGTGGGCTTTATGGTTGGATATACCGTATACACTACTGGGGGTGAGGTTGCAGAGCCCAAAAATTAATCACCGCTGGCGTCTAGCGTTCGCTACGCTCACTTGGGCTCGTGTTTGGGCTAGTTAGAGAGGCAGTATTCGATTTAGATCGTGATAGTTTACCTGATCCACGTGGAATCTAATACTGAAAACAAATCTGGGCAAATCATTTTCTACTATGATTCTGTGTGGTACATTGACCCGTACCAGTGTGGGTTTTGCACAAGGTCCCTGCCATGCTGTCCAGTATTCACAGGCCTATTCACTGGGATATCTGGCACTGCCCGGACCTTCAATGACATCAGTTTTCATGCTGTTAGAGTATGCATCCCCATCGTTAAATTGTAGTTTTAAGGGGCCACGGTCTGATTGTATTACGGAAATAAAGGGTGAAGTCATGTTTGGTTATATCAGTTATTCTGGCTGTAAAAACAGCACTGAATATTTATAACCAAGTCCAAGGCAAGTTCAGTACGGGAGTTAGCCCTATGTGTGATCTCTGTATAAAGTAGTGATCCGTGCCCAGACCCAGTTGATCAGTCAAGTTGGCCATGCAACTGTCAACCATGATGATGCTCTGTGCTCGCTCAATTAGGGTACGCCAGTTAAAGATACTGGGGGTTAGGCCTGGCTTAATGTGTATAGTAGCCCAGTCTGAGGGTATGATAGCAGGGTCGAATTGGGCAGTATGATCACTACCTTCCAGATGCACTATGGCATAGTCAGGTGTTGTTGCAAGTTCCGTGTACAGACGTTGTTCTTCCGCAAGGTCACGGGTGATGCATTGATCCAACTGCCATTTCTCTAGAAAGTGTACACCCGCCCGGATGTATTTGTATTGATCGAAACTGGTGTATTGGAAATACTTTTCCTCTGCAAAACGATGCCCTGATAAGTGTTGGTACAAGGGCAGAATCTCGTCACAGCGAAAGTTCTTTAGACGTTCATAAGGTACGTCATAGAAATAACGACCCGGAGCATCAAACTGTAGGGGTATCCATTTGACCCAGGGCACATGCCGTTCTACATTAGGTATAAATTCTTCAAGGATAGGCCAAAGGATTTCCCAACCCTCTTTGTAATAATGGTGGGCAATGGGCAGGGCTATGACTACGTCGCCCAAGCCCCGGCTTTGAATAATACCTAGACGCTTTCTGGCCATTTAGACCTGTGTATAGGTTATAACATTGCCTGCACCGTACATGCTCTCGGCCAGGCTACGGGCTGTGTAGCCGTTGTCAGCCATAAGTTGCACCCAGGTGGTGTTACCACGGTTACCACCTATAGCAATCAGTACTCGAAAAGTGTTCATTTTGGATACCTCACAGTGTTTGTTTCTATGTGTTAATTATACAGGATTTTTACCAGCGTGTCAACCATTAAATGTAGCGTATGTTCTGCATACGGGGGAAATAGCACTCGTTGCGTTCTAAGGGCAGATCTACCCGTGCTTCACATACTATGTCCTCTACGCCCAGACCCACTGCCAGTGCATAGCATTGACTTTGGTTGCCAATAAAGACGTCAGCACCCGCTATGACGCTGGCTAATTCTAACATGGTTTGAGTAGGATGGTAGGGTATGACCCAGCCCAACTGTTGCGTAAAAGCCACATACTCTTCTGGTAGACCCACGAATACTGCTTCTGCTTCTACCTGCTCACGGAACTCGGTCCAGGCCGGACCCGGGCTTGGGGGTATCCAACGTTGGGTACGATTAATCACAATGGGTCTACCCTCTATGAATTTTGGTACGGGCACAGTGAGCCAGGGAGTTGAGTTTACCAGACCCTGCTCATCGGGTGTTAGGTTAAACGCATTGGCATAGATGTCAATGTAATTGGTAGGGTGGCCTACAAACAAAGGTCGGAATCGATCCAGGTTATGGGTAATTTCATGTTGACTAGGGTCTAGTATGTCAAACAGGGTAACGTATTCCTGAGCCTCCATAAATGTCTTCATGAAGTCAAAGTCCGACTGTCGCATACGACCTTGATGGAATGGGGCAGGCGGGCTACCATAGTAGTGTTGTCCTATCCAATCCATTTGGTTAAGGTGTAGGTAAAACTCTCCTCCACCCTGCTGTTTCATTATGGCCAGGCTATAGACTAGGTCACCTAGTGCGCCCGAATGTTTAAATCGTTTCATTGTTCAATAAAGTATCTAGTTAAATATATTTAACTTCGTCACACACGGCCTGTAAAATTCCTACGACTAAATATAAGTTAAATCGTTTTTATACAGAACATGTCACAACAGATTACCGCACGTCTACAGAATATAGTCTATAATTCCTTATTTGATTTATTAGGAACTACCTCCACCGGATATGGTGCTCAGTTAATCAGTGATCCAGTAAGCCTAGGACAACCAGTGAAAGCCAGTCATTGGAACCTAATGATACAAGACGTTGAGCGTTGTCTTATACATCAAACTGGCACCAGTACTAATGCGTTGACCTACACTAATTCTGGTACATTGACTTATAGTGGTATTGCAGAGCGCATGTACACACAGATTCAGTTACTACAGGCTCGTCAAGGAACAGCACATCCTAGTCAACTACGTTCTTTTACCTATAACTCAACTGCTACTAGTCCTGTAGAATGGACCTGTACTAACTATTCTAACACAGTCACTATGAAGGCAGGTCAAGGTTATATCACAGCGGCCAATTGGAGTTGGTTTTATCCCAACCAGTTGAACTACTTCTTTAATCTTGGCGGTAGTATACAGCCACATATCAAACTACCAGACAATGAAACAATGGATAATCGTTCAGCATGGCAACCTTTGATCGACACGGCCAATAATATTAAATTTGGACACGCGGAATTCTTACAGGTACAGTCTACTGCCAGTAACAGTTATCAGGTTATTGTAACTGGCAATGGCAACAAACCACAGATACGAAGAAATCTAGAAAAACTAGGTATAAATGTTTATCATACATCAACTACCATAATCACTACAACTAATACCACATCCTATTCAGCCAACGCCATAGTTATTACTTTTATCAACACAGGCACAAATGCTAACAACCGTAATCAAATTGTCGGATCTTTGAACTTTGTTGCTGGACTAGGACCCAAGAGCAAGAGTAAATCAAAGACTGGACAAGTGATTACTAAAAAGTATGATGTCAAACATCATGTAACCGGCGTAACCATTACTGATATTTTTACAAAAACTATTATTGGACGCTATCTATCGCTGAATGTTAAACTAGAAACAGACTTCTTAACCACATACCCTGCAGGCACCAACGGCGGCCTGTCTGCACAGGTTCCCCAAACACAGATAACATCTAACAGTGTCAGTGCCGCCCCTTCACCTATACCACAGTTTACCTGCGGCACAGGAGATTCTACACTACCACAAATTGTTACATTGAGAAATAATAGCACGTTGACCTGTACAGTCAGCAATATAGTATTAAGTGGCTACACAGATGGTGTAGTATCACCTACCACAATGACCATTGCCCCAGGTAGTTCTTCAGACTTTGTTGTTACCTACACAGGCATTCAAGCAGGTCATTATCAGGGCATGATTGATGTATTGTGTAACATTAATAGATTAACACTATTCACAGAAATCAATGTGGGCAGTACAAATCCTAGAATGTTGACAATCAATACAACTACCATTGCACCTATATCTAAAAACTTTGTAGTTGACCATGCTGGCGGATACTTTAAAGACTTTAATGTTGAGTTCCCAACTGTACCTGGATTTACTTATACATCTCTAGTAACAGGAACTAACGACACATTTAATATAACTTTTAATCCAATTGACCTACCTAATGGACTACACATTACTACTGCTACAGTTACAGTTAATCCTTTAGATAGTAGTCAAATTGCAACAACATGGACTGTACCTGTAGCAATCACAACTGATGTAGTAAACAGACAGATAGCACAATGGGTCAGCGCCCTTGGATATGATGATGTTAAGACTGGTATCAGTTATGACATAATAGATGGTACTACCTATCTCACAATTGGTATAGGACCTAATAATCCTAACATGAATCAATTAGGAGTTCGTAGTTTATCATTTGCCAGTTGGCAAGAAGTCTATAGATTCCCAATACTAGAACGACCACAAAGCATGTATTCAAAAGATTATGTGGTTAAGAAAAACTCCGCATTTGTCTACAACTCATATTTTGGAGTAGGCACCGCCGCAGGCAGTGTGTTGAGAGTGATCAATGATGGTCTGGGTAATATCACTGTGAGATTAAATTCGATTGCATTTAATGGAAATACTATTGAGCAACGTCGTACACTAGATTCAATATTAAGATCATTCTACTACTATGATGCAAATAGAACTGATCAACTACAAAATATTGAAGACCTATTAGAAGAAGATGAAACCTACTATCTAACAGGCATCGATGCTAGTGGTAATATATTAACTAGCCTAGTACCTCCGCTGGGTTAAACCTTAAAATTGATCTAGAGTTATATACTAAGATAAATTAGTATATGCTTGATAACTCTCTACGAATCTCTCCAGAACAAGTCGCCTATCTTAAATGGACAGGTAGTGCTGTACAGTACGACACAGCACTTTATCAATTAGGCAACGGACAAAATATCTTCTGGGCATTAAATCCAGAGTTTGACGATTATTCTATTCTTACTACGTTCATCAAAAAAATTCCAAAAACTAAGCGTTGTGTAATATTTGAATATCAAGGTACCTGGTTAGTTAAACTATTTCGAAATGGATGGAAACCTAGCAGTGGATATGAAGTTATCGAGGTGAACCTAAACTTAAATTGGATCAGGAATCCAGAAATAGATGAACACATATTATTTGACCAAGATCCAAAAACATCTTACATCGATCCTTGGGACTTAGAATACGAATTGATATGGACCATTGACACAGAATGGTATCCTGGTAAAAACCCACAATGGCTTTATAGATTGACAGTAGATGGGAAAGAACCCAAAGGCGAAAAGTTTATGGGTAATCTAGTTCCAAAATTTGATATGACTATTAATCCTGTGCTTCCTGATTTAAAATTCACAATAGATTATCATATTCCGTGGTACGACATGACCTATGAGCATGTTTGGATGCTTGATCCTAAACACACCGTAAACGCCGCAGAACCAATCTGGGCAGTCAAGGTCTCTGCTTCTAGTAGGCCATCGGGCACAAAGATAATTGACAATATAGAACCCGATGGAGAATTAGAAATCAACGGAGATGTACCTGTACCTTTTAAATTACCTAAAGATTTTGTTGTACAATACTACAACTTTTCTTATGAACATGTATGGGTATCTAGAGAAAATAACGAAAAGATTTGGCTGGCAAGATTGACCTATGTTGACAATCCGGCTGGCACAACAGAATATGAAATAACTGACGAATTGAATCCTGATACACTAGATGTAGTCTTTATCAGTTATGGGGAACCAAATGCTGAAGAAAATTGGGTAAGAGTAAAAGAAAAGGCACCTTGGGCACAGCGGGTTGATGGGGTCAAAGGTATACTAGAAGCACACAGAACGGCTGCTCAGAAAGCAAGGACTGACATGTTTTATGTAGTTGATGGTGATGCCTTCTTGTTTAAGAAATTTGAGTTTAAGTATAAACCTAGTATATTTGATAGAGATTGTACCTACATTTGGAGTGCAAAGAATCCCTTAGCAGATTTGACTTATGGTCACGGAGGTGTTAAACTATTTTCTAGAAGTAAATTATTAAAACTTAAAAAATGGCGCACACTTGATATGACCACAAGTGTATCGGAAAAGATCAAGGTAATGAGTGAGATAAGCAACTGGACGGCCTTTAACACTGATGATTTTGGCGTGTGGAAAACAGCATTTAGAGAATGTGTCAAACTGGCTTTCAATGTTTATCGTTACCCTGATAACCCAGAACATGGACTACGTTTAGATAAATGGAAAGAAATTGATCAAACTAAACCATTTGGTAAAATTGCTGTGCAGGCCTCCAAACAAGCAATAGAGTTTGTTAAAAGTAACTCGTTTGATATGGTTACACTAATAAACATTAATAATAGAGATTGGTTAGAAACACTATACAATAATACATATAAGAAAGTAAAAAATGACAGACAACGCCAATCTGCATGATAGAATCAAAACAGTAATACCCATAATAAACAAGGTCAGTCCTTCATTTTGTTTAGCCAAATGGTATCATACAACCTTATATCTACAAACGGGTGAAACACACAGTTGTTATCATCCGCCTCCACACGCCATCGGTATCAAGGAAATAAAATCAAATCCTAGTGCCTTACACAATACTCTGATAAAAAAGGTAGAGCGACAAGAAATGCTTTCTGGTGTACAAACCAAAGGCTGTCAGTATTGTTGGAATGTTGAAAACCTAGGAGGAGATCATTTAAGTGATCGTCACCTACGTAGTGCCGCTATCTATACAGATGAAAGATTTGAAACGGCTAGTAAAGGTGCATGGGACAAAAATATCAATCCAGAATATGTAGAAATTAGTTTTGGTAACGAGTGTAACTTTAAATGTGGTTATTGTCATCCCAAAGCCAGCAGTAGATTTTACAATGAAATCAAACAACACGGTCCTGTGACCACTGTTAAGAACCATCGTTGTGATATTGATTGGCTAAATCTTTACGAGCGTGAAGAAGATAATCCTTATGTTGATGCGTGGTGGAAGTGGTGGCCCACTATGCGTAAAGACTTGACAATCTTACGTATTACTGGCGGCGAACCCTTGATGCATACCAGCACATGGAAACTGTTAGACAGTATCGAATCAGATCCTTTACCTTGGTTAGAACTAAACATCAATAGTAATCTAGGAGTAAAGCCTGCACTAGTAGACAAAATGGTTAGTAAGGTTAATCATATATTAGATACTAACGGTATTAAGGCATTTAAGTTGTTTACCAGTATTGACACATGGGGACCACGTGCTGAATATATTCGTACAGGCCTAGACTTATCTATTTGGGAACGCAATCTTGATACGTACTTAACACAAACAGGTCAGCCTATTAGTTTTATGATTACATTTAATATCTTGTCTGTAACTACATTCAAAGAGTTGCTTAAGAAGATATTAGAATGGCGCGGCAAGTATAATCAATACAACAAAACAACCACTCCACAGATGATTCGTTTTGATACACCCTATCTAAAAGAGCCACTTCAATACGATATGAACATACTTCCTAAAGAACAGTTTATGTTGTTCATGGAAGACAATCTAAAGTTCATGAAAGATAATTTAGATGATAACGATCTTTCAAAGTTTACCACAGTGGAATATGAAAAGTTTAGACGAGTAGTAGACTACATGCGTAACACTGAATATTCACCTGAGAAGATTGAAGAAGGACGAAAAGATTTTTACAATTGGTTTGCTGAATTAGATGTCCGCAGAGGTACTGACTTCTTAAAGACATTTCCAGAGTTTAAAGAATTCTACGAAGAATGTGAGATGTTAAATGGATAAGACACAGTTGCTTACAGATAGCAAAGTATTCTGCATGGCACCGTGGGTACATGCACATACCAATCCTATAGGAGAAGCCAGCCCCTGCTGTATTGCCAAAGGTATATTTTCTAATTCATTGCATACAGATTTAAATGGAATTGTGAATTCAGAAGGAATGAAATCTCTACGTCAGGATATGATCGCTGGTAGAGAAAACTCTGCTTGTGCAACCTGTTATGGACATGAACAACAAGATATTAGATCTTTTAGAACGTGGTTTAACGAAGAATACAGTGACCATTTAGAATACTCACTCGCTAACACAAAGTCAGACGGTACCCTGAATCATTTTAAAATGCGTTACTTTGATCTACGTTTCAATAACATCTGTAATTTCAAATGCAGAACCTGTAACTCTAGTTTTAGTAGTCAATGGGAACAGGAAGACCTTAAGAGAAATGTTCCGTGGGCAAGAATACTACCACGCAACAATAAAAAAGAATTCTTAAATGAAGTATTGGAACAGGTCCCGTTTATGGAACATGCCTACTTTGCTGGAGGCGAACCTCTTATCACAGAAGAACATTATATTCTACTTGAAGAAATGATTCGACTGGGAAAAACAGATATAAAATTAAAGTACAATTCAAATGTTAGCAACTTAAAGTTTAAGAGCAAAGACATTGTTGACCTATGGTCTAAATTCAAAAAGCCTATAGACATGATGGCCAGTGTAGACCATTTTGGTAAACGTGCGGAGTATATTCGCAACGGTACAGAATGGGATCAGGTTGAATCAAATTTATTAAAACTAAGTCAAGTATCTAATGTTGATTTAAAATTAAACTCTGTTATTAGTATATTCAACTACGCATCCTTTGCAGATTTTGTATCTTATCTATTAGACAAACAGATTTTATCTATCACCCCAAAGATAGAATTGTTTACCTATAATATGGTCAGTCCCGAATATATTACTGCACAAGCATTGCCGCCACATATAAAAGAACAGGGTAAGTCTAAACTGTTAGATGTAATGGCAAGACTATCTAGAGAAGGATTCCCTGATCATCAAAGTATGATGTTGCGTAAAAGTATTGAATGGGTAGAAGCCGCCGATACTTGGGATCAATACAAAGATCAATTCCAGAAAGAAACTAGGGAATTAGATTCATTAAGAAATGAAACCTTTGTTGATGTATTTCCTGAACTAAGGAGTCTAATAGATGCTTGATAAGATTCCAGAGTCAAGCACATTCTGTATCCTTCCTTGGCTACACTTCCATGCACTACCAAACAAAAAGATCCTGCCCTGCTGTATGGCTAACAGTGATTTACCTGTGAGTACTACAGATAAAGAAAGTGTCATTGAGATGATGAACACTGACGAGTATAAGCAACTACGCAAGAACATGTTGGAAGGAACGAATAGCGATTGTTGTAATCGTTGCTATGATGTTGAACGTGTAGGACAATGGAGTCTTCGACAAAGTGCTAATGCTGTCCGCGGCAATAGTAACATTGATCTAGTCAATGCCACTAATGATGATGGTAGTATAGATAACTTTAAATTGCAGTATGTGGACATTCGTTGGAGTAACATCTGTAACTTCAAATGTCGTAGTTGCGGTCCTGAGTTCAGTAGTCTGCATGCCAAAGAGTTTATTGAGAACAAGGGAGGTGTGGAAAAATTAAAACAATATTTCCGTATGGACGATATGGTTGTAAGTAACAACGAAACAGGTGACTTCTTTACTAAAGTTAAACCTTATCTAAAAGATACAGACGAAGTATACTTTGCAGGGGGCGAAAGTTTAATTACTAACGAACACTATAAGATGTTAGATGAATGGATCGAATTAGGTAACACAGATATTAAACTAACATATACAACTAACTTCAGTGTGTTCAAGTTTAAAGGTAAGAATGTTATTAACTATTGGAAACAGTTTAAGAATGTAGAAATATTTGCCAGCCTAGATGGTATGGGTAAGAACTTAGAATATCTGCGTTCTGGTGCAGACTGGGCAGAAATAGAAGATAACATCAAGATGCTTAAACAACATGTACCACATGTTAAGTTTAATCTAACTCCTACAATCAGTGTTTGGAATGTGTGGCATTTTCCAGACTTCTTTGATTACATGGTAAAGAATAATTATATCGATCCTACCAATGATAATTGTCTACGCCTAAACATGTTGACACATCCGTGGTGGGCTAATGTAGGAACACTTCCTAGTTTCTACAAAGATAGATTATTTTTAAAATGGAACAAGATTAAAATGAATCCTGGATATTGTGTCAGCGTACAAAATTCTGCCGCAATGGTACAGGAAGCATTAAAAGGACAACCTAGGGCAGATGGTCTTAAAGAGTTCTTTGAAATCCAAGCAGAAACAGATAAACTAAGGAATGAAGATTTGTTAGAATCTATTCCAGAACTAGAGGACGTATTAGAATGGACGGAAGAAAACTCTTAGAAGTAAAACCAAACAAGCCCTACTTAGATGTAGTATGGCAAGTGAGTAATTTTTGTAATTACAAATGTAGTTACTGTAATCCAGGCAACTATTGCGGGGATAGCCGTAATGACGAAAATCTAATTACCTACATTAAAAATCTAGAAGTCATTACTAACAAGTATAAAGACCTAGGTTATGAAAACTTCAAGTTCTTCTTTAGTGGAGGAGAGCCTACCCTATGGCGCAATCTTGTGCCTATCATTGAGTGGATCAGAGAGAACTTACCAAACACAGTAGTAGCAGTCAACACTAATTTTTCTAGACCTCTAAGTTGGTGGAAGCGTAACTATCAGTTGTTTGACGATGTTGTCGCCAGTTTCCATGTAGAGTATGCAGACAAAGACAAGTACTTGGAAAACGCCAAGTTCCTCTGCGACAAATTCAATTACTTCAGTTGTAAGATGTTGATGCATGAAGAACGTTTCTGGGAAGTAGTAGACTTTGGTAATCAACTCAAGGAAGAATTGCCAAACTATTTTATTGAGTGGACTCCATTGTTTGATGAGATGAGTAAAAACGCAGGTCCTTGGGAATACAAGGATTCTAACAAGGCACAATTCTTAAAAGAACACACTGTTGATCAACAGTTCACTATTCCTAAGCCTTATCTAAAAGATCCATTCTATGTTCAAGCACACTGGGACGACGGAGAAAAGACAGGATTGTACAGTAACGAGATAATCCTAGAACGTCATAACTTCTTTAAAGGTTGGGAATGTAATATCGGAGACAGTATCTGGATTGATCAGATTGGTCAGGTCAGTATGGCAACCTGTGGACAGACTAAGGTACTAGGCAATATACTTTGGGATACACTGGAAATTGGTCCTAAGAAAATTATATGTCAAAAGGAACATTGTCATTGCGGCACTGATATAATGATTCCTAAGAAAAGAATAATAGAAATAGTCAAGGAGTAAATTTTGGACTTTGGGTTACAGGGATTAAAAAAGACATCGGCCAAGTTGCCCGATCCGGTACCTGCCGATATAGCAGATGCACGTCATCAAGCAATGATGAATGCTATTGCACCTTATGCTAAAAAAGCACAACAATCTAATCTAACTCCAGTATACATAGATTATAAAACAAGAAACACAAAATTGGTTTTAGTTATGTGTCCTGAATGGGCACCTGACATGCCTCCGTTCAATTTGGCTAGGCTAAGTGGTGTTGCCAAAAGTGCCGGTTACGAAACACACATTTTTGATCTTAACATAAGAGCGCACAATGCTTATCGTAATGACTGGCAACCTAATGGTAAACTACCTTTTAAACTATGGGATCCTAGTGCTACATGGCATTGGCTAGGTGATAGTTACTGGAAAGATATACATCCTTTGCTAGGACCATTACTAGAAGAAGCCATTGAAGAAATATTAAAATTAAATCCTGCAATAATAGGATTCACACAATACTACACCAGTGAACAACCTACTAATTGGATGGCACATGAAATCAAACGTAGACGTCCGGATATCAAGTTAGCCGTTGGAGGTAGTAACGTACAAAAAGGATGGTTCAATGTTCAACCCTGCTATGATTACATTGTCAACGGCGAGGGCGAACAAGCACTACTGGATATTCTAGATGAAATAGAAGCAGGAACCGAACACAAAGAACAAGTGTTTATCAAACAGCCCGTTGATCAACGCATCAACATCAATGGTCTTCCTATGCCTGACTATGAGTCTATTGATTTTAATCAGTATAAGATTCCTAACGGAGTTAACAGTGAGATCAGTAGAGGCTGTACAGCCAAGTGTACATTCTGCGAAGAGACACACTTCTGGAAGTACAGACAGCGTCAAGCCGTTGATCTTATTGCAGAAATAGAATGGCTATACTATAACAAAGGTACAGATGTTATATGGTTCATTGACAGTCTAGTCAACGGAAACTTGAAAGAACTACGTGCGTTCTGCAAGGCAGTTGATGCAAAGAAATTGCCTATACATTGGACAGGCTATGCCCGTTGCGATGGTCGTATGGACTTAGAATACTTTAAAGATCTCAAGGCAGGCGGATGTATTGTATTAAACTACGGAATTGAATCAGGCAGTCAAAAAGTATTAGACAGCATGGACAAGGGTGTTACCATTGCTGAGATGGAACAAAACTTCCGTGACGGTAAAGAAGTAGGTATCTATGCCGCAACAAACTGGATTGTAGGATTCCCTACAGAAAACTTTCAAGACTATGCTGACAGCATGACACTGTTATGGCGCATACGAAACATGAACATTAACAATGTTGGTGCTGGGTTGGGCTTTGGCCTCGGAGCGGAAACCATTGTAGGACAGAATCCAGGAAAGTTTAACATCAGCGATTTTAGATATCAGGAACATTGGATTACTAAAGATTTTTCTTTTGGCGGGACTCATGTAATGACCCGAGTAAAAGCGTTCTATATATTCCTAGACTGTATGCGTAGCATCACTGAAACAGAGTTTGGGTATCCAGTTAGAGATAATCTAGCAAAAGAACACTACAAGATTAAATTACACGATTCCTCTAATATAAAAGAAATTGAATACGAAAAGTTTAACTACGATATTATCAAACCAAACATCAATCCCTTTGCTGATACATTGGTTAATGAGATGTGGATGTTTTTTAGAATGTTGTGGAAGACCAGGGGAGGATATGATGCAGAAATACACTTCAATCCTGAAATTGATTTAAAGGAGTTTGGTACACAATACGGTCCTCCTATGTATACTGCTGTATTCAAATTCAGTATAACTGATAGCGGACAATGGTCTGCGGATTTTGACTTTAACTTTGATCAAGTAAAAAATGAACCGTATCAGACAAAAGATCCAGATCGCTGTGGCCCATTCTATATGAACGATTTCAGCAGACTTAAAAGTAATACCGCAGTTCGTGCTAGACAACTTGCTAAACCTGACTGGGACATGGAGAATGGTAAAGATGACATGCAGTATTGGGCTTTGATACAAGAAGAGTTTGCTCTCAACAAGGTTACAGATTTTTCTTTTAAGTATCACTATGTTGATACAGGAGATTGGAGTAACTGGAAAGAGTATGCCATAGATGTACCTAGTGCATCTAAAGTTGTTATTCCTGAAAAGGAAGTAATGTATACTATTCCTATCAGCAGTATTAAAAAGAAATGAAAGAAAGATTGTTGTTAGTTGTAGGATGCAGTCATGCCGCAGGTTCTGAAATAGACGGAACTGAAGATAGTCTGTATAACCGCAAACATAGTTTTGGTAACCTGTTGGCTGAACAGATAGGCCGCCGAGCAATCAACATTGCATCTAACGGTGCAAGCAATCAAGGTATTGCCCGTACTGTATTAGAATGGTTTTCTAAATGCTATGATCCAACGACTATGGATCTAATGGTTTTAGTTGCTTGGACAGAAAGTTCTAGATTAGAAATTCCCACAGCCTGGACCACAGATTATACTCAATGGAATCAATCTAGTGATTTTAGTTCAGAACTATCTAATCATTTCTTTAGAGTTAATTTTGGATATACAGGTGCGTATAAAGAAGAACGTGAGATGATTGCCAAGTGTCATGCGTTCATGGCGGACAACTTAACCTATATAGAAACTATAAGCGCCGGTGCTGTCCTACAGACGCAGTATTTCTTTAAGATGCAGAACATTGAATACTTGATGTGTAACACCATGCACATGTTTGGTAAAGATCAGCATTTAGATTTTTACAAAAGTCAAATAGATTACACTCGATATATGGACGATCCTATATTCTATTGGAAATATGCTGACCTTGGATACAAAAATCCCAAGGCAAAGTATTGGCATCACAACGAAATACCGCATCAACTATTTGCTAACGAACTGATGTCCTATATCAATAAATACGCAGTTAATGATTAATATATGGAAAAACTAAGAATACCTCTTTTCTACGACTATGTGTTGCCCAACACAGTCATGCCTAATGCTCTACCTATCGAAATGGGTATAGTGAACTACATCCACACACAATTTTCTGATCGTTTAGACACAGAGAGTTTCTTTGACGAAGATCTAGATAACTCATTCAGTCCATTTAAACGGATGTTTGGCAATTCTATGGGCGACATGCCACAAAGTCTACGCATGAACGGAACATATCTTAATCAACCTTGTTTTGCTGAAAGACTGGAACTGTATGAAGACAGTGTATTTTTTGGTAAAAGAAAACAAGTTGACCAAGGCTACAACAGATACATCTATCCTATTAAAGTTACACTACACTTTCCTAGATTCACTGGTACAGATTTTGTAGGCAGTAAACTAAACGGCGAGTTCTTTTGGAAACATATCAGTGAAGAAGTTTTAAAAGATGCAAGAGTCGGTAGAGCCATTATATTTTTAGATTGGTCTAATGAAAACTTTATTGACCAGGGAGATTATGCCAACTTACACTATGCTATCAAGTCTAGTGGCATTCCTAAAGAAAACATTATTCTCAGCGTTAATAGTTTTAATGCACAACAAGTTTATGAAGGTTGGTTCCCTCCTCACGAACAATGTCTACAGGTACGCAACCTACCCTATATCATAAATCAAATATCGCATCACTATGCCAAGAATCCTGACAGAAGATTAAATGAAGAAAGATTTAAACAGACTAGAGATACACTAAGACAACATTATTTTATGTACCCCAGTCGCAGAGGAAGAGATCACAGATTGTCAATGTTGTTTAAGTTTGCATCAGACGGACTACTGGATAAGGCAGATTGGTCCTGGTTAGATGATGTAGGGAATTTTACGTCAGCAATCAGCAGAGCAATGAACATTGACCTAGGCTATGACTCAGAACAATGTAATAGTTGTTTTTCTAAGTTTCCTAAGAGTCTAGAAAAAGAACCAAACAGTACATTTAGTACAGTCAGTGGGTGGGGCGATCAACACAGTGAGCCGAATGCCAATGCCTACTTCTATGTAGCAACAGAAACCTATGTACACGGAATATATAAATCAGTAACTGAAAAAGTATTCAAGCCAATTGCTAACTTTAATCCTTTCTTGTTTGTATCTTATCCAGGTGCGCTAGAACAACTACGTAAATTAGGTTTTAAAACATTTAGCGGATTCATTGATGAGAGTTATGATCTAGAACAAGATACAAAACAGCGTATGTTAATGATCGCCGCGGAAGTAAAGAGATTGTGTAGTATGAGCAAAGAAGAATTACATAACTGGTACTGGAGTATGGAGGACATCCTTATCCATAACCACAATCAAATTATGACTACGTACCAAACTGAAGAAACAACATCTCAGTTTATCGAATACATTCACGCAAGAGTAAGGCAACCTTAATGAATTACAAAAACTCTACTTGGAAAGATTTTACAACATCATTCTTAAAAACATTTGGTACAGATGTACCAGTGTATACTCCTAGCGTCTACAGAGAGTATAGGGGAGAAATATTTACAACCTATCACAACAGAGAACATCCTGTTAACGGATTGATTCCGGATCTCAGTGCTATACATAGTAGGTTCAGTAGGTCTTATAAAAATACTCTGAGGGGCTTACATTATGATGCCAAGACATGGAAACTGGTCCAAGCCCTCGTTGGCGAAATATATCTTGTTGTACTAGATGTTAGGACAGACAGTCCTACCTATGGTAAGTGGGAATCTTATATTATCAGCGAACGCACTCGAGATCAAGTATTAGTTCCTCCAGGATTTGCTAACGGACATTATGCCCTAACAGATTGTATATTTCACTACAACTTGTTCTATCAAGGTGAATATGTAGATGAAAACTCGCAAGGAGTTATCAAGTGGAACGACGAGAGATTTAATATTGAATGGCCTACAGATACTCCTACACTTCAAAAGAGAGACAGATGATTAATTTAGAACAATATGAAACAATAAGAGAACATGGATTTACAGAAGCAGATCTCATTGACTTTGAAAATAGAATAGTTGCTCATTGGGAAGGTGCTAAGATACGTGGCCCTGTACACTTATCTAATGGTAATGAGTCTCAGTTAATCGAAGTCTTTAAAAAGATTAAAACATCTGATTGGGTTTTTAGTACATGGCGCAGTCATTACCATGCATTGTTAAAAGGTATTGATCCCAATTGGATAGAAAGTGAAATACTTGCAGGTCGTTCTATTACTTTGTGTAACATTGACGAAAAGTTTTATGCTAGTGCTATTGTCACGGCAACATTATCTATTGCTCTAGGTACAGCCTTATCGATCAAACGCAGTGGTAGCAATGATAAAGTCTGGGTCTTCATAGGTGATATGAGTTTTGAAACAGGTGCATTTTACGAAGTACATAAGTATGCTCGCAATTTTGATCTTCCTCTGCACTTTGTAGTAGAAGATAATGGAGTATCAACTTATACTCCAACTGTGGCTACATGGAGTAAACAACGAGACATTCCTCAAGACGTCATTTACTATACCTACAAATCTAAGTACCCTCATTACGGATCTGGTAAATGGATAGCGTTTTAAAAGTTGTATATTCTAAATGGTATACATTTAACAACAACCGATATCCTTTTGCAAATGGTACAAGCGATAAGTTTGCGGAATGGGCACAGACTCAGGATCTTGTTCCAACTGGAGACTTTGACAGGATATCTGCATTAGAAGATTATTATTTTTTTAATAATGCTAATTCTGATTACTATTTTAGGAATTCAAACTTTTACTTTCACTGTAAACAACAAGGTATGGAGTTTGTGTCAGAAGATGAAATAGACTCTGATATCTATGTTTATCCTATAGAAATAGAATGCAACACTATCCATTACGTGTTGCGTCCACAATTTTTAGAAACATTAAGCGATACAATACTAGGACATTTAAAGTCTGGTAAAGTCAAGTTGTTGTTTGTTAATATGGTAGATCCTAGCATCGAGCCATCTATCATTAAAGAAACTCAAGAATTTTTTAACGGTATTGATATTGTATTTTTACAAGGAAATGTTAGATACGATGCAGATGCTACAATGCTAGACTCTGTGCTTTCCTTATATCAAACTGCTAACGAGATGGATCGTTATCCCTATCCCACAGCACTGGGCTATGTTAGCGATTACGTTAGGGCATTGGATCTAGTTGATGTTGTTCGTCCAAAGAAGTTTATATCCTTTAACAGATTTATGGATAGATGTCATCGTACTGGCCTTGCCTATCTTGCGTTAAAATATAATTTGTTAGATCAAGGATATTTTAGTTTCCTGTATAACAACAAACAAGATTACAAAGATAGACTAGAACAATTGGATTTACCAATTGATTATGCAGAACAGATCGAGTCGTTAATTCCTTGCCAAATTGATACACACCATTTGATTAACGAAGAGTTACCAACATTCTTTACTGTGACCAATTATCGTAAAGATCTATATCTAAATTCCTATGTTCATATTGTGACTGAAACACAATTTGAACAGGATGCCAGTCCGTTCATGAGTGAAAAAACTTGGAGACCTATTTTAAACCTACAGCCTTTTGTATACCTGGGTAATCCATTAGCATTAAATACATTGAGAACTATGGGTTTTAAAACATTTAGTCCCTTTATCAACGAGGACTACGATAACGAATTGGATCCAAAAAAGAGATTTGCCTTAGTCGAAAAGGAAGTTGCTAAGTTGGGTAAGATGTCCATTGATGAAATACATCAATGGTACGTTTCCATTAAAGATGTTTTAATTCATAATCAAAATTTACTGTATTCCTATAAGAACTATAATCCTATATGCCAACTTCAAAATATAAATTAGTTTACACTGACTGGTTAGACTTGCCTTCGGGTAAAGCACCTATTGCCAACGGCATGCATCCTAATATAGTAAGTTGGATGAAAGACTATGCAAATAACAATCCTCAAGTCGTCCCTGATCATAGATATGGGCGTGTCTATGAGTTAGAAAGTACATATCAAACTCCCGACTCCGGAGTAATATTCCATCACATTAATATATTTTATTATTTTAAATTATTTCATGGCATGGAAAATATGGTTGGACTAAATCAAATAGATCCTAACGATGATTGTGTATATTTTTTACCCTATGAATTAGAAGGATCAAATGTAGATCGTATTTCTAAAAACTTTAACTTTGTGTTCAATGAAGAAACTATAGAATACAATTATGCAGATTCGCTGTCTCCTACAGTGTTGGAATTATTGAGATCAGGTAAGGTAAAAATATTACTGGCAAATTTAACAGAGCCCTCGTGGAGTAACGACACACTTAGATCTTTTGAATCAACTTATACTAAATTAGGAATAGATCCTGTTAATGTAAATTGGTTAATGGGTAACTCACGTTTAGATTATCCCGGTAGTATTACACAGACAACAGCACATGCATCAATGCAACAGCAGGCCGAGATTGCCAATAGATATCCTATAGAAAGAAGTTCGTTGGGCTACCGATGCGACTATCCAAAGACCTCAGAACTAGATCCAATAGTTCATCGTCCTAAAAAGTTTATGAGTTGGAACAGAGCAATGAATCGTCCACATAGGATGGGCATTGCCTATCTAGCCTTAAAGTACGATATGCTAAAGGATGGGATTTTTAGTTTTATCCATAGTCCCGAACGTGCCTTTGATAATCTATATTCTCTATTGGTCAATGAACAAGGTTGGGATATTGAAAAGTACGCAAAGTCTATTAAAGACATGTTACCCTACGAAGTAGACACACAGGATCTAACAGAAGAAGGCAAGATGGGTTTTCAATCTAATGAAAATAACAAAAAAGAATTCTACCTAGATGCATACCTACACTTAACTTCTGAAACACAGTTTGATCAGTTCGGTACTCCGTTCATGAGTGAAAAAACGTTTCGTCCAATATTAAATCTGCAACCATTTATATACTTTGGAAATTACAAAGGACTAGAAGAATTACGCAGATTGGGATTTAAAACATTTGATGGGTACATCAACGAAAATTATGATCAAGAGCCTATACCTGCAAAACGTTTTGCTATGATAGAACAAGAATTAAAAAGGTTTGTGGCTATGAGTAAAGAAGAGTTACATGATTGGTATTATTCATTAACAGATATACTTGTTTACAATCAACAACACTTTTTAACACTAAAGGACTATGATCCTTTAAAAGAATTATTTGATAGGTATTGATATGGAATTTAAAGATAAAAGAGTCGTAGTCACTGGTGCAAGTGGATTAGTAGGATATCCTACTGTGGTTAAATGTTTGAAAGAAGGCGCCAAAGAAGTTATTGCAGTTGATATTAGAATCACTAAAGAACTTACAGAACTTAGAGAACAGTATGATGGTAGGCTGACAATAGAGTTACTAGACTTAACATATTTTAATCAGTGTCAACATTTATTTTCTAAAGAAGTAGATATTTGTCTGCATCTTGCTGGTATTAAGGGTAGTCCCAGTCGTGCTGCCAAACAACCTGCAGACTATTTGTTTCCTATGATGATGTTTAATACCAACATGATCAAAGCGGCATTTGACGCAAAGGTTAAATGGTTTGTCTACACATCTAGTGTAGGTGTTTACCAGCCTGCTGATGTTATGGAAGAAGATACAGTATGGACTACTATGCCCAGCAAGAACGATTGGTATCCAGGATGGAGCAAACGTATGGGAGAACTTGCTATAGAATCTCTGCAGGTACAATATGATTGGAATAACTGGACAGTGATTCGTCCTGCCAATATCTACGGAGTTAAAGATAACTTTGCACCAGATGCTACAGTAATCGGTGCTAACGTGTGGAAAGTGTTTAATACAGAGGGTAACGATATTGTCTGTTGGGGCAATGGTACAGCACGTAGAGATTTTGTATTCGGGGATGATGTTGCCCAAGCAGTTGTCGATGTAGTTAAAAAAGAAGTCAATGATGTTATTAACTTTGGATGCGGTGAAGCAGTTACTATCAAAGAAACTATAGAGACTATTGTTGACCTATATAAAGAATACACAGGAACAACTAAAAACATTGTGTGGGATGAAACAAAACCAAACGGAGACATGCTACGTTGTTTAAGTTCTGAGAAGCAAAAGAAATACGGAATACTTCCTACAACAACTCTTAGACAAGGACTAGGACAGGTAATAAAGGCCTACGGAACAAAATAATGATTGATTATGAAAAGTACCATCAGGATGGATACGGAGTGTATAGATTAGAAGATCTATTAACTCCGGAAGATTGTGTTGACTTTGAAAAACTATCAGAGGAAGCACGAGAAATTCCCGTTGCAGGAATTAATTATAATTATGTGCTTTCTGTTTACGGTTTTCATAACGACCCCAACTGGCCTTTTAAATTTAACGTTGATGAAAAACAACAAAGACTGGAAAAATTAAAAGATTTAAATCTACGTGACACACAGCGTTGGTATGAATCTACATCAACAAAGTTTGACCCAATAAAATTACAATTACAACAGATTATCAATAACTTTGTAAAAAATTTCTACCCTGGAATAGACCCGTATCATCAAGATGCTGTCAGTGTATACTTAGATGGCGATCATTCTGAGATACATCGAGATGGACAAAACCTAGGAAGAGTCTGTGTTGTACTAGCCTACCTAACACCTGAAGAAGAATACAATGACTCTGGAGATTTGATTATTGTTGGAGACGATCAGCAGAATCAACTAGATAATCCCTTCAGGGTCAAACCTGTTAGGGGAAACGTTGCCATGCTAGATTTTACCAAGCATAACCCCTTTCACGGAGTGCTACCAGTTAACTCAGAATTCGTAAGACATTGTTACATATCATTTGTATGGGACAAGAACATAATGCCGGATAACATTAAACCAAAAGGATACTAATGAAAAACTCTAAAATTTTAATCACAGGCGGTGCAGGCCTAGTAGGACAAAACCTAACAAACAAATTAATTGCAGATGGATACACTGATATTCGTGTACACATACATACTCGCCAACCTCGTATCAAACACGATGCTGTTGAATATGTAAGTGGTAACTTAATGGCCTATGAAGATTGCCTAGCAGTTACCAAAGATGTAGACGTTGTTATACATGCCGCCGCAAGTACCAGCAATGCTGTAGACACAGTACAAGATCCTCTAGCACATGTTACACCTAATGTGGCTATGAACAACTTCTTAATTGACAGTGCTTACCGTAACAAGGTTAAGAAGTATATCTTTATCAGTAGTAATACAGTATACCCACCTAAAGGGGATGAGCCTGTTATAGAAACAGACTTCTTGTTTGATGAGCCATATCCTGTTTACTTCCCAGTAGGTTGGATGAAACGCTATGCAGAAGTACAATGTGAATTGTACGCCAAGTATTTGCCTAACCCTATGACCACTATTGTGATACGGCCTGCTAACCTATTTGGACCACACGACAAGTACGACTTTGCCAAATGTCACGTTACTCCTGCAACTATCCGTAAAGTAGCAGACAACATGAATCCTATTCCTGTTTGGGGTGATGGCACAGAATTACGTGACCTACTCTACATTGATGACTTCGTTGATGCGCTACAGTTAGTAATTGAAAAACAAGAAACGTACGATGTATTCAACATAGGTTCTAACAACGTATATTCTGTAAATGATGTGTTGGCCACAATGAAACAACTAGTAGGCAATGATAATCCAATCGAGTATGTTAAAGGAAAGCCTAGCATGATTCCTACACGTCGTATTGATTCTAACAAGATCAAAGAAGCATTGGGTTGGTCTGCAACTACTTCCCTAGCCGATGGTCTTAAGAAAGCACACGATTGGTATCTAGACAACAAGGACGAATTCAAATGAAAGTATTGATAACAGGTGGTGCAGGATATTTGGGATCTACTTTATCAGAGCACCTGTTAGATAACGGATACTCTGTTACTGTACTTGATAATTTGTTGTACAAACAACTATCTGTACTACATCTGTTCAAACGTCCGGGATTTAAGTTTATCAAGGGCGATGTTAGAAACACAGAACAATTACGATTGTTAGTAGAAGAACATGATGTGATTATTCCCTTGGCCGCAATTGTGGGAATGCCGGCCTGTAAAGAAAATCCGCAGTTGGCCATTGATGTAAATTACTATCACGTTAGAAAAATTGTAGACTTTCTTAGAGACGATCAGCGACTGATAATTCCCAATACTAATAGTCAGTATGGATCCAGTCCAGATGTTATCACAGAAGATAGTCCGTTTAAACCTTTGAGTCTTTATGCCGAAACCAAATGTGATGCAGAAGAGTATGTGCTTAAAAAAGGCAACGGTGTTGTCCTACGACTGGCTACAGTTTTTGGAGTAAGTCCTCGTATGCGTCAAGACCTGTTGGTCAACGACTTTGTCTATAAAAGTGTAACAGATGGATACCTAGTGTTGTTTGAAGCACATTTTAAACGTAACTATATCCATGTACAAGACATTGCCCGCACCTTTGAGTTTATGATAGCAAACTATAATCAATGTAGAGGACAGGTATATAACGTAGGATTGAGCACAGCAAACCTAAGCAAACTTGAATTAGCAGAAAAGATCAAACAGCATATTCCCTCTCTTGTTATTAAACAAGATGAGTTCAAAGAAGACTTTGACAAGCGGAATTATATAGTATCCAATGAAAAGATTGAACGTCTAGGATGGCAACCAAAATACGACTTAGACTACGGAATCAAACAGTTAATTGAAGCGTATCCTCTGATAATAACTAACAACAACAGGAGTTTTACAAACCTATGAGCGAACGAAAATACCTACATACCTTGGGCGATCTAATTGATCGTTTGAGTATTGTGCAACTTAAAGAAGTGTTTATTACTGAACACAAAGCAGAATACAGTCAAGAAATTGCAGACATTGTACATGACATACAGGTTATCTTAGATGATACCAAAGCCGAAATAACAGCAGAGACTATTCGTGCTATTGTAGTGGTAAGTCAAATGAATCTACATATTTGGCACAACGAGTCTGCTTACCGCAGAGGGATGCAAGGTGGCGACCTAGCACTCACTCACGGATTAAACGGCATTAGAAATACAGGTAAAAACAAGATACAAGAAATTGTCGGTGGACGACTTGACTATAAAGTTGATTGCCTAGCGGCAGACTTCAAAGACTGGGAAATTAGTTGGAATACCAAAGATGATAATAACTCCGAACAAGCCCAAAATTAAGGCAATGGCCTTTGCTGGTTGCTCATTTACTTGGGGCCAGGGACTTTGGTATTATTCTGCACTTGACTCTTTAATTGAGGATATTGATTATGGATATGAGCCCGGTATTAGAAATGCCGTACATCACAAATTTAGACAAAAATGGCGTTGGCCGAATAAAGTAGCAGATCATTTTGGAACGGTAGACGTTACTCATTTCCAAAATGGAGGGGCCAATGATCAGATAGTAGAATATTGGTCAACCTGTTTTAAAAATGATAGGCCTGTTCAAGTTCGATCGTTTGATGGTCGCAGGAAAACTGATACAACTGAACCTATTAATTATTCTGATGTATCACATTTTGTATTTCAGTTTACCCAGTGGTGGCGCAGTTCTATTACAATAACTGTCAATGGAAAAGAAGAATTAGTTGATGTGCAGACATGTTGGGACAATAATAGACCTTATAAAAAAATATTCAATGACTGGTTTGATAACAATAAAGATGGATTAGGCCTAAAAGATCTAGCCGAGTTTCATCAAGCAATAATAAAGCGAGATATATTTCAAGTTAAACAACTGTTACAAGAACTAGAACAACAGGGAATTAAAACTTATGTGATGTCTTGGCCCTGGGAACATACAGACTTAATAAAGAATGATCCTTGGCTAAATGAGAGATTTATATCATTTGATTACAATGAAAAGAATTATAGATGTATAGAAGAATTAATCACAACGGAAAAATTAACAATAGAAACAGATACTGAATTTTTTACTGTTCCTCCTAAGGATGCACACCCTAGTCTAAAGGCACAGCAAATTATTGCAGATAATGTTATTAAATTTATAGAGAACAATAATGGCTAACATACTAATTTTAGGTGATACATGGGGAACAGTTCCTTGCCACTTATGGCCTAGGGGAGATAAAGAAGTGGCAGATTGGTTCGAATATCAATTCTTAAAAAGAGGACACCCTACATTTAACAAGTCCTGGGGCGGAAATCAAAACAACTATCAGTTTCATCAAGCAGAAGCGTTCCTGTATGCAACCAAGGATACTGTAATGGCGCCCGATATTGTCATTTGGTTTCATACAGAGTTGGTTAGAGATTTAACCCCAGTTGAAACAAGAATGTTTCAAGAAATTGGATATGATGCAGTCATTGACCTAACAGCAGATAGAATGTACAATTGGGCAACTAAGATTAAGAATAACTATCCTAATGTCAAGTGGGCCATTATGGGAGGACATGCTCCTCTGTATGAACCAAAGAAACATTTACTAGATTGGGCAGATTTTAGAATTGACAACCTACGTGCTAAAATACTAGGGCAAGATGTACCTGCAAGTCAGGCATTTGAATTTTTAGAAAAGGGTAAAGGATCTTTGTGGGATTGGCCTGGAATATCTGAAGAAGTTATACAACGAGAACTGGCAATCAAAGAGCAGATCATTGAATTGACCAAAGATGTTTCCAAGTTCTATAATCAAAAACATCCTGGAGTAGTTCCATTTAAATCTCTTGCACAAGAAATTATAGAACATTTTAATTTATGAAAAGCAAACAAGACACAGCGCCAGTTAAAGGCATGATATTTGCAGGTTGTAGTTTCACATGGGGGCAGGGATTGTATTATTACAGCAACCTTGATACCCTAAAAGAACCATTGCCTGACCACTATGATAAAAATTTAGTCAAACATGCTCACATTAAGTTTAAAGAAAGCGTTAGGTACCCACGTCTTGTTGCCGATCACTTTAACACATTTGAATTTGTGCATCCAGAAAACGGCGGATCCAATCAAGGTGCAGTCCATTGGTGGAAGAATACACTTACCAACAGAGAACCAGGCGCCTGGTACGGTGGACATCACATCCCGCAGATAGACTACTCAGAAGTTTCTCATGTAGTGTTTCAATTAACACAATGGCAACGAGATAACTTCTTTATGAAGGTTGATGGCGATGCACAGACACATGAGATTCCCTTTCACTGTACTCATCAAGAACAGTACAGAGATAAGTTTTTCAAATGGTTAGATACACAGCAAATCAGTCTAGGCACATGGATACAGAACTATATTCAAGCAGGATTAGACAATGTCAAATCATTCCTACAAGACTGCGAAGCCAATAGCGTTAAGACATTGATATTTACATGGCCTAGCGAATACCTACTGTATATTGAAAAAGACCCGTGGCTTAAAGAAAGATTTGTAACTTTCGACTACAAGGGTATAAACTATAAGAGTATTGAAGATCTAATGAGTCCTAGTGCCATGCATAGCAAGAGTTATAATCCAGAACTAACAATTAAATGGGATGAAGAAAGTTTTGAAATAACACCTAAAGACCATCACCCTAGTCTAACTTGTCATCAAGTAATGTCCAGTAGTATTATTAAAAGGATAGAAAATGAGTAGCCCACAACTAAGTCCATATAAAGATGCACTAACAGATGCAATGACTTTCCTAGGAGAGCAGGAAGATACAGTATTCATTGGACAGCAAATTGTCTATGCAGGTAATCCTATGAGTACCACACTAGGCAATGTGTCCAAAGATAAAATGGTAGAACTTCCTGTTATGGAAGAAACTCAAATGGGCATGTCCTTAGGTATGGCTATGACAGGCAAGACTGTGATCACATTTTATCCACGTTGGGATTTTATTGTGTTGGCCGTTAATCAACTGGTTAACCACATTGACAAGTACGAACTAATGACAGGCAAGCAGGCCAACATCCTAATACGATTAGGCAAAGGATCCGATAAGCCACTAGACCCCGGACACCAGCACAAGGGCAATTACTTTAACGAGTTTAAGTCTATGTGTCCACATATTACATTTCACAATCTGCAAAAGACAGAGGATGTTGCAACGGCATATACCTCTGCATACCAGCAGGGTGGCGTACATGTATTAGTAGAATACCCAGAATTATATTACATACAATGATTGTTGACAAAGACGCATTTAGCAGTGGACAAATCGGCAGTAAGATTTGGCTCTGCGAAGAATTAGAACGACTAGGTTGGAGTTCTAATCTTACCTACATCTATGGTGGATGGCATGGTATCACAGCATTCTTATTACTGAGTAGAGGTAATTTTAATGTTGGGAAAATTCGTAGTCTAGATCTAGATCCGCAATGTCAAAAAATTGCCGACATGATCAATGAGAATTGGGTTTGGCAAGAGTGGAAGTTCAAGGCATTTACACAGGACTGTAATAACTATGAAGGCCAGTACGGTGATCTAATTATCAACACCAGTACTGAGCATTTTGAAAGCATGGACTGGTTCAACAGAATTCAACCAGGTACAAGATTAGTATTACAGGGCAACAACATGCCACATGATGATCATCACATACATTCGGATAGTTTGGAAAGTTTTAAAAAACTGTATTCATTATCTGAAATTAACTATGCTGGGCAAAAAGATTTTGATTATGGAACATGGGGCTTCTCAAGATATATGCTTATCGGTGTGAAATGATTGAAGTAGATAGTTTACCGTTTTGTTATAAAACTTCCTTAAATGTAGATATTGATAGATTAAGGAATGACATAGAAATTTTCATTTCACGAGTAGACATAACAACAGAGATTATAGAAGATTGGCTAGCAAAATACAAAGATAAAATTTCTTATACAATCAATCTAACACACCTTCCTAAGTTAACTTCTAAGACAACACAGGCCATGTCCTATCGTGGGGATCATCTTGATCTACAACAACTCAGAGTCAACGAACAAGATTTCACAGTCTTCATTGACGCAATGCTAGACTTATATCTTGGTGAAGTTGTGCAAGAGGTCTACAAACTTCATCCTGGTAAATTTCAAGGAAGGTCGCAACTGTCGTGGATAGGATCAAAAAGAAAATTTGCTTACCATCAAGACCTACACACACCTAATAGATATCACATTCCTGTCCACACTAATAGGGAATGTTACTGGTTATTCAAATACGAAAATGAACTTTACAAATTGCACATGCCGGCCGATGGATCAGTTTGGTACGTGAATCCAACAGTTGAACATACCTTTGTTAATGATTCACCCGATACACGGTTACATGTATTACTAACCAGCGGATTTTGAGTTTTTTTACCAAAAAACTTGACTTTTCAGCCGGTTTTGCGTTAATATTGATACTTGTTTAATAACTATCTTACCGCTAACGAAGAAGGAGGTCTTTATGACTGAGATTACGCTAGACAGGGATAATGATAAGATCGAAGTTCCGGGTTTTCTAATCCGAACCATTAGTGCCATACTAATGGTCACAGCAGTAGTGCTTTCGGTCTCCCTACTAAAATGGGCTGTTACAGAGAAACTGTCTAAAACAGAAGTAACTGAATCAAGCCAAATTACCGCAGCCTTTCGAGAAAAACAGTTAGGTTGCCTTGCTCGTAACATTTACCACGAGGCCGGCAGTGAGCCGTTTGAGGGTAAGGTTGCTGTGGCACAGGTCACTATGAATAGAACTTATAGTGGACAGTTCCCTGAGGATGTTTGCAAAACCATCTATCAGAAAAATGTTGTTTACAACAAAGTTATTTGTCAATTCAGTTGGACCTGCGATCATGCCGCTAGTCTACCATTGATCAACAAGACAAATTATACTGAAAGTATGGAAGTTGCCAAAAAAGTGCTACTCGAAGATTTCCGTTTACCCGCCCTAAAGGAGGCAATGTACTATCATGCAGACTATATCAATCCGGGCTGGCGCCGTGAAAAAGTTGCTAAAATTGGTCACCACATTTTTTACAAATAAGGAATCTAAAATGAAGTTTTCTCCTGCAGATCTATTCAAAGAAGTTGCTACTTATTCTTACAATTTTGTCAAAGATCACCTAGGACATATTAGTGCTCACACACTAGGTTGGATCACTATTATACTATTGCACTTTGCTAGTATTCCTACACTAATTGCTGTACTACTTGCCCAGAGCGACAAGTTGCCGCCCGTGGATCTTATGATTTTTGTTTGGGCCGCTCTGACCACACTTTTCTTTAAAAGTCTTATTGAAAAGAACTTCCTCTATCTTGCTACAATTTGCATGGGATTCCTTGCCCAAACAGTTTTGATGGGATTAATTCTTTTCAAATAAATAACTGATGCGAATTACAGATCTTCTAGAAAAGAAACTATCAACACCTACGCAGAGCCAATGCTCTGTAGGTCACGCCCGTTTGAGCAATGTCCGCTATGCTCAGTGTGTTAGTCACGGTATGCTAAAGCATGATACAGGGCACACAGACGGCACTGGAAAACAAGGTGTTGAGGGTAGCGGGCACCCGCTTAAAGGTCGCAAAAGTAAAAGTGAAAAACACGGCGGCCCTGTTAAAGATTATAGTTAAACATGGCATATTCTGACAGAGTACTTGATCATTACGAAAACCCTAGAAACGTAGGGTCATTTGATAAATCTGACACTGATGTAGGTACCGGTATGGTAGGTGCTCCTGCTTGCGGTGATGTTATGCGCCTTCAAATAAAAGTAAATACTGAGGGAGTAATAACAGATGCCAGATTCAAAACATACGGCTGTGGATCAGCAATCGCCAGTTCAAGTCTCGTCACAGAATGGGTCAAAGGAAAAACGCTTGACCAAGCACGAGAGATTTCTAATTCATCAATTGCTGAAGAACTTGCCCTTCCACCGGTTAAAATACATTGTAGCATACTTGCAGAAGATGCTATCAAAGCCGCAGTAGACGATTATCGCAAAAAGCATGATCTCGTTAACTGATACCGCACGAACAAAAATCCAAAAATTAGTTACTGCTAAAGACTATGCCGGAATTCGCCTTGGTGTAAAAACTACAGGTTGCAGTGGGCTGGCTTATGTGTTAGAATATGTTAAAGAATATACACCAGAACCTTATATCATTAACTATGCACAGAATGATTTTGTAGTATTAGTTAATCAAAAAGATGATGTATACCTGAACGGCACAGTAATAGATTATGTGCGTCAGGGTCTTAACGAAGGATTCGAATTTCGTAATCCCAACGAGCGTGATCGTTGTGGTTGCGGAGAAAGTTTTAGAGTTTAAAAAATGGAAAACAACTTATTCAATATTGAAGTATACGATAATCTCGTACCAACATCTTTACAAAATGATATTTGGCAGTATCTGCATCAACAAACTTGGCATGTACAATGGTATCCAATAGCACTTCCTGGAAAATTATCTAGATTTAAACCAAAGGACGGTGTTAAATCCTGGGCCCAACACTGGCCCACACATCCTACTACATCGTTTCATAGATGTTGTCTTGGTAGAGACGAAGCGCACCTAGCAGAGACACACCCATTAATATTGCAACTATGGCAGGAAATAAACAGTGGATTAGATAATCAATATGAATTAACTGGCTATCCAGAAGACATGTTTGATGAAGAATATTCAAAGCAACACGGCGAGGATGGATGGGGTTGGAGAATATATGTAAACGGTATGCTGGGACAATTAAATAGAGGAACTTGGGGACCGCATAGAGATACTCCTAGCCTGGATGATGAAAACAGTGTGACTATTTTATACTTTGTTACTCCCGAATGGTATCCTAGATGGAGTGGTGAAATAAATTTCTTTCCAGAAGATCCAGAAGGCAGTACAGGAGATCATCAACAATTTAACAAGGGTGATCATATGCAACAACGCGGATACAATGTAGGTTGGTTAGACCAAGGACGTATTGTTAGTCCGTTACCCGGAAGAGTTGTTGTTTATGATGGCCGTTGTCTACACAATGCTAACAGCCCTACCTCAACTCCAAAAGATCCTCCCCTATGGAGAATAGCATTTAGAGCAAGGAGAAAATAATGGAACAAGTTGAAATAACAGAAAGCGCCATGCTGAAAATTACAGATTTAATTGCTGAAGAAGGCAATCCAAATTTAAAATTACGCACCTTTGTCCAAGGCGGCGGATGTAGTGGATTCCAATATGGATTCACTTTTGACGAAGTGCAGAACGAAGATGACTTTGTTATAGAAAAACCCGGAATGACTGTACTCATTGATTCTATGAGTATGCAGTACATGACAGGTGCTAAAATCGATTATAAAGAAGATCTAATGGGCAGTAGTTTTACCATAATAAATCCAAATGCCCAGACTACCTGTGGCTGTGGAAGTTCTTTCAGTGTGTAAAACACTGATAAATATATCAAGGAGATATTAAATGACTATCACGGCACAACGAATTTTTACTCGTCCAAACGCTGACGTACCTTTTTTCCAAGGTGATGTCAGTTGGCAAGAACACATGTACACCAATTATACTCTTACTGGTAAAAGATTAGGCGTACATCAAACATTAAGTCCAGATGGTCTAATATTGACAACTGTTACTCAATGGAAAGATCAAGAATCTCTAACAGAGTTTAGAGCAGATCGCGTAATACAAGGTCCTCGTGAAGAATATTGTTCCCAGAACGGTATTACAATAACTGATATCCTTGAGTAAATATATTCTAAAAGGAATTTCCAATGATCAAAACACAACGTAATTACACAAGACCAAATATTGATATACCGTTTTATGATGCAGTACCACAACATTTGGATTATATTGAAAACACATATACCAACACAGGAAAAAGGATAGCCGTTATAAAAACCACTAGTCCTGATGGTTTAACATTACGTATTTCGGTAGCCTATAAAGATCAAGCCAGTCTTGATGAATTTATGGCTGATCCAAAAGTACAGGCTTTTCACTTTGAACCTAGAAGAATATATAATCAACAACACGGTATTGTAGAGTCTGAGCAGGTTATATTAGAAATATAAAATTGGTAAAACTTCCATTGACATCTATTCAAAATTACTGTACAATTAGGGTATAAGTTAACTAATTGGACACATATGAATACCCCTTGCGATAGCGTTATCCGTAGTTTAGAGGAACATGCCAGCCGTCTAAACAAAGAAGCAATAATCGAAGCCGAAAAAGATAACACAGAATTATTTGAAGGGTTTGAACTTGCACTAAGTCCGTATATTACATTTGGTGTTAAGAAAGTTCCAAGTTTCAGCGGACCCGATGGACAGGGACTGCCTTGGGAAGCATTTAAAGAACTTTGTCGTCTATTAAGCACTCGACAGTTAACTGGTGATGATGCACGTTCAGCAATTGAACTGGCCCTATCTGCATCGACAAACAAACAATGGAATGATTGGTATCGACGCATCCTTATCAAAGATCTGCGTTGCGGAGTTAGTGAGAAAACTGTGAACAAAATTAAGAAAAATGCTGTTCCGGTTTTTGAATGTATGTTGGCTCATGACGGTGCCAATCACGAAAAGAAAATTGTGGGCAAAAAACTGCTTGAACCAAAACTTGATGGTGTTCGTGTGATTACCATCGTTGATGTTGCCGCAGGTACTGCTACCATGTACAGCCGTAATGGTAAAGTTCTAGAAAACTTTTCACACATTACCTCAGCAATCGAATCCAATATCAAACTGTTTAAAAACAGTATTGTACTGGATGGAGAAATGGTATCCAGTAGTTTCCAAGCATTGATGAAACAGGTGCATCGTAAGAGCGATGTACAAAGTGAAGATGCACGACTGATGTTATTTGATGCATTGTCCCTTACTGAGTTTAAAAAGGGTAAAAGCGTTTTAGGACAAAAACAGCGTAGCGACAATCTACGCAGTATGAAGTCTACATTCGCCAAAATTGGCAGTATTGATGTTATTCCTCAGATCGAAGTAGATCTAGACGGACTTGTGGGCGAACTACAATTCAAACAGTACAACAAAGAAGCCATTGAAGCAGGCTTTGAAGGTATCATGATCAAAAACGTTGATGCTGTCTACGAGTGCAAACGTAGTGTTAGTTGGCTTAAACAAAAACCGTTTATTGAAGTAAGTTTAACCATTGTAGGCGTTGAGCCAGGGACAGGAAAAAATGAAGGAAAAATGGGTGCAGTTATCTGCGAAGGTGAAGATGATGGCAAATTCATTCGCGTTAATGTTGGCTCAGGTTGGACAGATGATCAGAGAGCCGAGATTGACGATACAGTCATTGGTCAGGTCTTGGAAGTACGAGCAGATGCGATCACTAGGAGCCAAGATAGTGAAGACACATACAGCCTACGGTTTCCCCGAGCCCTTCGATTCCGAGGTTTTGCAAAAGGTGAAAAAATATAGTATGGAACAAGGCGCAGTAAAAGCATTAATGTACGGTGGTATACAGGAATTACTACGTGACCGTCGATACTATTATCACAGTAGTGTAGGTGCAGGTTACAGTCATTGGACTGAAGAGGGCAAAGTAGCACTGGTTGATTATATGAACATCATTGGATGGAAAATGTTAGAAGCAGAAGAAGTTGTTCTAAACAAACGAGCCAAAGAACTCGTAATCAAAGGGTTAAAAGGAGAGAAAATCTAAAGTGGCCAAAGAAGACATGATCAGCCTTGAAGGTAAGGTTGAGGAAGTATTACCCAACGCAATGTTCAGGGTAAAGTTAGACCAGGGTGCAATGATCCTGGGACACATCTCAGGCAAGATGCGTCAAAATAAAATACAAATCTTATTAGGTGATTCAGTTCGTGTAGAAATGAGTCCATACGATCTAACCAAAGGTCGTATAGTATATCGAAGTAAGTAAATGTCAGACAGCATAAGTCAGAAATATTGGGCATCTGATATGTGGAACCGTGAGCAAAAAACAAGCAGGTATCGCTATTGGCGGATGTTGCGGAGTGCCAAAGATGAGTTTTATAGGCTTGCAGGCCAAGCAGGCATGGCAGAACAAATGGACGATGGTGCTTTTTACTATTATGTAAAGCAGACCTACGGATTTGAAGTAGAAGTCATTAACAGTATGATATCAGAAGAATATGCTATTGTTAATGAAAAGAAATACCTATTATTTTTATTAAAATTTGGATCATAAAAAAGGACCTTTCGGTCCTTTTTAGCCCAAGTAGTTAGCCCAACTAGGGTGTTGGTGCTCCCAATTCATCCGTTTACGCTTTTCAGCCAACTGGAAGTAGGTAGGTTTGAAAGGCCTGCTCTTCGGAACAATCTTTTTGTTATTACCCTTGTTGGCATTGCAAGGAGCACAGGCAGTTGTACAGTTTTCCCATACACTTTTACCTCCGTGACTGGTTGGCATTACATGATCGAGAGTGGCAGTTTTACGGGTAACATCTGTACCGCAGTACTGGCAGGCATACCCATCACGGAGGAATATGTTATGTTTGGAAAAACGAACACTGGTTTTCTTCTTTTGGTATTCCTTCAAGATCATAACCGCGGGGACGCGAGTTTCCCAATTTTGGGAATGAACAATCCAATCATCGTACCATTCTAGGGTTACAGCCTTGTCCGTGACTAGATAACGGATGGCTTCTTCCCAGCCAATTGTGCTAAGGGGAAGTAAACTCACAGGACTTGCGTCTGCGTTTAGTATAAGGGTTGACATTTAATTTCTTTCTATGTTTTTGTGACCCGAAGTATTTATTATATAAGATATTACCGAGGTTGTCAATCATATTTTTTGATCACTATCCACAGATTGATTCCAAAAATTTCTATTTTCCACTCCCACCTTTTGAGCAAACTTTTTTTGATTGCAGGCTGTGCATACATGAAGAAACTCGTTACTGATGCGTTTGGGGTCTATACTGCCTTGTGGTCGTTGAAACAGAGTATTGCAACTGTCGCATTGTAGCACTACAACACGCTTGTATCTACTATAAGCATGTGACTTTCCATTCTTACTAGATCTAGTAAATTCAGTTTTAATTTTGCGAGTTTCAATAAACATTGAATATTTACATTCGGATTATAAAATTAAAAACTAAATATGGTAAAGTGAGAATCAATCATGACCATTTACTACGTTAACACAGGAACTAGTGCAAATTCCGGCAACGGTGATAGCCTAAGAGTTGCATTTAATAAAATCAACCATAACTTTGCTCAAGTAAGCAATGAACTTTCAGCAATTGAATCAGGCACTACTTCAACACTGGTTGCAGGTACTTATACATTTGCATTAACAACAAGTGGTAATCTTCTTCTCAACGGGCAAACATTTACTGGCAGCGGTGTTGATCTTGGAAACTATAATTTTAGTGGCAATATACTACAAGCAGATAATCCAGTATTTAGAGCCAATGATGCAACGCTATCCCTAGCAGTTAACACTACTACCTGGACATTTGATCAAGCAGGAACAATCACTACTCCACTATTGCTACCTAAAACTTTTATTGCCACACTGGTGCCAGTTTATGGTTTTGCTCCGGGATATAATCCTCCTGGGCCAACAGGCGGTAATGCTTGGCAGTACGAAGTACATTTTGTAGTCAGTCAAGATGGATCTACAGTTGAAACACAAATTAATGCTCCTGTGTGGCCTAGTAACCCGGGATATAAGTCAGGTGACTCCTGGACATTTACAGAAGCAGATCACGGTATTCCGGGATACTCATTTACTTTAATATTATCAAATGTAACATACCCTGGATCGGCAGGGTGGACGGCTAATCTAGAAGTCGGTGAAGGTCCAGAATATCCTTCAACTGTTCATTCACTGGGCGCAATTAAACTCTCATCTAATAATGCTAGTTGGATTTTTGGTACGGATAGTAAACTTATATTACCTCAGTTAGTAGGGAGGCCAACTAGTATCACACTGGTAACAGGTCATCCTATGGTGGGATATACTACGGGTACCTATGGTACCTATGTAGCCAATGGATCATCAGGTACAGGCATGACTGTGGATGTGCTTGAAACTGATGGGTATAATATAACCAGTATAGCAATTAATCAACTCGGATATGGATATACACAAGGTCAACATGTATACATCGACGGAGGAACTGGCACCGGTGAGTTTACTGTAGACTCAGTAAGTAATCAGGCTAGTACAGTTGCATCGTTTGGAGATATTAACCTTACCGCCAGTACCAGTACTTGGGCATTTAACAATGATGGCAATTTACAATTGCCAACAGGCGGTTCAGTTTACTTTACCTACGGTGGCATTAGACAAACAGATTTTAATAGTGACCTATTTGTTAGTTCCGGCCGCGGTGTCAAAATTGGCACAGATGAAGACAGTCAGCAATGGACTTTTAGCACAGGCGGTAGTTTAACATTTCCCTCTGGGGCTCAAATTATTGCCGACAGTCAAGACGGGACCTATTTGCAGGCAAATCCAGGCATTGATGGATACGCAGGATTATCCAGTTTAACTGGCAACAGTTGGATGTGGACAGCAAACGATGGCGGTGCGTATATCTCATCTAGTGATGGTTACACCGGTGGTACTTGGTCCTTTAACACAAATAGTAACTTAACTATACCCGGTGATATACAAGACGCTAACGGTTCTGTAGTCCGTGTAGCCTCTACCAGCACAGCCCCAGAAAGAGCCAATGGCCAATTATGGTTTAATAATACAGAGGGTAGATTATATATTAAAGACAACGGTGTATGGGTTGATGCTAATCCTACAGAGATTCCGCCTCCTAGTACATACCTAGATGATATTACTGTAGAAGGCAGTACATTTACCATCAATGGTTCTAGTTTAACCATTGACGAATCAGGAACACTATTAGTCAATGGCACACAAGTAACTGGCGGCTCTACACCCGCAGGCCCAACCGATCAAATAACATCAGGCAGTTACAGCGTTTCTGTAGACAATAACGGTGTTGTTACCATGGCAACAAGCCGTGGCAACTTAGAGTTTGGGGCACTACCGGAACCAGGCGGTCCAAGTCATTTCCACATCATGCGAGCACCTGGCCAAGATGGCATGGACTTGTTCTTTGGTGATGACTACAACTATGTGCTACAGCGTGGTAACTCTAATGCAGAGTCAGAGGGACATACAAACGATTACGGTGTTGAGATTGGCACCAATGATTTTAGTGGCAGTCAACAAGTTTGGCGATTTGGCACAGACGGTACCACCGTATTCCCAGACAATACAATTAAAAATACAACCAGCACCAACATCACTGTGCTTGGTGCTACGGGTACAACTAGTACATACGCTTGGTATAACATATTTGGTGAGTTAAACAACAGTACCAGCAGTTATTGGACCACATACGGTAGTGTGGCCTATGATTCTACTGGCAATGTTTATGTGTTAGGCAGTACTGTAGATGCCAACAACAACTTTTATGGTACTAATCTATTCTTAAAATACAGCCCACAAGGTGAATTGCTATGGCGTAAGACTTGGACCGATGACTCGGGTGATAACTGCGGCAGTTACAATGCCAGTATGAGATTCCAGCCAATGGCAGGTACAGCCACCATTGACACCATTGTTTGGGCCAGTAATGGCGATGCCTGGAATAGTGATTATCAAGCAGGTTATATCGGTACAATGGATCTTGAAGGTAATCTAGTTGATCTTCAAGGCCAGGCCCGTGCCCCAATAGCCATACCTGACTATAGAATAACTGATATATTGCCATTTGCCTATGAGGGTTTTGATGGTGCTTATATGTCAGGTAGTTGGTATGATCGAAACGATACCCAACAGAATTATGCATCAATAGCCGGAGTTGATTTTAATGATACTGGCGATGCGGTAAATTATGTATTCATTCCTCCATATCAACAAGCCACCATATATGGTAGAGCACACTTTAAATCTATAAATGCTGCCGGTGCCGCAGTCTTGGCAACAGGATCCTATCCAACTGCAACCTATGGCGGAAACACCAAAACACCTATCGTGGGTATACTGGTTGCAAATACATCTACACCTATTCCTTATGTGTTTACCGTTGGCGACAACTACATTGCCCATGATATGTGGATTGAGGACAGTGAGATAGATGGTCCAGATCTCTATGCGTTAATTAATTCCTACGGTTATGACAACTCAGTTCACTCACAAGAAAATAATCATACAGTTGTAGCATCGGCCGCACTTGGTCTTCCTCTTAGTTTTGATCGATGGCAGAAAAAGATCAATCGAGCAGGTGCCAATGATGGTGCTTTAACTACTTTTGGTCTTGGACTAGCCACTCACAATGGATATGTTTATGTGGCGTTGGATCTTTCTGAAATCAGCGGCAATGACAGTGATCTTGCCCTATTAAAATTAGACGCGGCTACAGGAGCACTGGTATGGGCAAGAACCATTGGCAGTCCAAGTGATGAGTATGCTAACTTGTATAGCGATGGTTATGGAAGTAGCAGTGACATTAGCATAGATCCAACAGGCACCTTCATCACATTCAGTGCCACTACACGAGATCAGAGTACTGGTTCACAGTATGATAATAACATTACCATACAGTATCCGTTAGACGGCAGTTTGTTAGGCACCTACGGTGATTTCACTATCACAGATAGTACTGCCGATTTTGTGGTCACTGATCACGACTTTACGGTCACTGACATAACCAGTTTAACAACAATCACTGAACTTTCATTATCTGTATCAACTGCTACACTGACAGCATCTGCTACCACAGTGGGATCAGGTTGGACCAACATCCGTCAACCAATGGGCTATGATGGTCCTTTAGTATCTACACCAGATCAGACTTGGACATTCGGACAGGATGGCACATTAACATTGCCAAACGGTGCTACCATCGTAGACACGACCAGCACATTGGTCTTGACTCCGAACAGTCCAGCACAGGTAACCAGTTTGGTACTGCGTTCAACATACTCAACCTATCTTACCGCTGATTATCCCAACCGGCAATCGTACGATCAATGGAACTATGATAATTACGGTGTGCCTTTGCCTACTACATCAACTACAACCAGCACAGAAGGAACTGTTGTTGCTATAACATTGTGGGACTCCTACGGACATGAATATTCTCAGGGAGATGTAGAATATGTGATTACTGGTACAGGTATCACAGCCGCAGACTTCACACCTGCTGTACTAACAGGAACATTCTTGGCCGCTAACTGGATATCCGATGGCGGTATCGGTTATACCAATACCAATATGTTAATGATAGCCAATGATGCCATCGTTGAAGGTGAAGAAACATTTACTGTCACTATCGTTACTACAGGTACAACAGGTTGGGCCGCCACTGGAGGCAATTACCTGCGTGTTAATATCGCAGACGGTACAACTGAAGGCAGTGAAAGCGGCCACATACACTTGATCAGTGAGAATATGGCACAGACCAGCATATTCTTAGGCGATGACGACAAGTATGTCAAAGTGGCCGCAGATGGTCAAGTATATATAAATGTACCAAATGTTGATACCAGTGCTACTTCGCAGTTATGGACCTTTAGCGCAGATGGTAGTTTAGGATTTCCAGCAGGATATATATTACCAAACACAATTGGTAGTCCTGGACAAGTGATTACGCTAGGTGGTCAAGGCGGAACATATTGGGCGCCAACTTTATCAGTAGGTGATTCTGCACCCGCACTACAAGATTTATGGTTTAATAACAGTGAAGGTAGACTCTACATCAAGGACAATGGTGTTTGGGTTGATGCAAATCCCACAGTTATTCCTCCACCTAGCACATACCTAGATGACATCACAGTTGAAGGTAGCACATTTACTATCAATGGCTCTACACTGACCATCGACAGCACTGGAACACTATTAGTCAACGGTGGACAAGTAACTGGCGGCGGAGGTAATGTTGGGTTTGAATACGCAACTATACAAGAAGGTACATTTGGCCCCGGTGGCGCTGTAACCAGTATCACAGGTAATCACGGCGTCGGATTAAGTCTAACCAGCGATAATTGGGCACAGTTAATGTGGGTACCTGATACTAGGTCTGTAACCATTGGAGACATTGATGCTGGCGGTGCAGTATATAATTGGGCCTATGTGGATAATCAAGGCTTTCATATAGAAAATAAAACAACTTCAACTCGCAGTTGGCTATTTGATAAAGACGGTAACATAGAACTTCCTGGAAATGGTTTGGCAGAACACGGTCCTGCTAGACTTCAAAGTCACAATGGTTACCCAACCTTGATGGCCTATGGCAGCGGCGGACAATTTGGTCTTCACGGTGGCCCAGAATTAGATTGGATGGACAGCGATACTCCTGATCAAGACTTCTATAGCAACAGCACAACCCGTCATACTTTATATCTAAATGACAACGGATTATATATTGGTATGAATGAGAACAATGTTGTTGGAAGTCCCCAGGCAGGTTTTACATTCAATACCAACGGTAATATCTTACTATCAAAGGCCACAACTGCATCTATTAACACATTCAATGACTTTGCTATTTCAACTGACAAAGGCGACAGCACAAAAACTTGGACATTTGGCACTGATGGTACATTAACAACACCAGGCGATATCACTGCCGGTGGTACCGTATATGGCAATGGCGTTACCATAGAGAACAGCAACAGCCTAAACTTTGACCAAAACGGTTCTCAGATTTCAGAACAGCGTCCAGGCGAAGGATACACCTTTAATTCTTCTCCTACTACAGCAATAACAGGCAGCGGCACTGGGTGTTTATTGAATATATCCTTTAATGCAGGCGATGATGCATATCAAGTTAATGTTAACGATGGCGGAACATACACTTATAACATTGGCGATCAATTAAAAGTCACTGGTGATCTATTAGGTGGCGTAACCCCTGACAATGATTTAATTGTTGAAGTATCACAGTTATATCCAGGCGGCACACCATTTGCTGTACTCAGTGTAAGCATTGTATCAGGTACACCAGCAACTTATCAAGATGGCCTACATGTTCGTGTTAACGGACTAGAGTGGACCTTTGGCACAGATGGATCCTTGGGTATACCCGGTACTATTGTAGGTAACAGTGGAGCATTGGATCTCAACTATGATGGCTCAGTAGTGTTATCTGGAATTCCAAGTGTAAATGCTGTCATTCAAACTACTGCTGCCGGCAATGTTAGTACATCCACTTGGACATTTGACACTGTTGGTACATTGACACTACCAAACGGTAGTAGTATAGATGCCGAACTCTACGGCGACGGTATTGGATTAACCACTGACCGTGGCACCATAAGATTTGGTAATCAACCAGAGGGCATTGGGGGACCAAGCCATTATCATATCATGCGAGATCCCGGAACCAACATAGATCTCTACTTTGGTGATGACTACAACTATGTTCTACAGCCTACCATAGGTGGAGTTAAAATTGGCTCTAATATTAGATCGGGCACGGGTACACAACAGACCTGGGTCTTTGATCAAACAGGCAGTACCATACTTCCTGACAATACACTAAAAGGCTACTGCTTTACTGCTACCAATACGGTCTATAACTATCTACCACAGTCCGCACAGTTCTTGTACACAGATAATCCCCTGTTGGGCAGGATACAATCAATTGGCGGCGCTTGGTATATCAAAGGTCCTGGACTGGTAGGATGGAAACAGATTACTGCTGTACAGGACAACAGTGGTGTTGCCCTAATTGTAAGAATAGGCAGTGGTAACACACCATTGCCAGATGGATCAGAATTCAACAGTGGTGGACATAATCCAACAAGTCCAGACCTTGTCTATACCATAAGTCATAATCTTGAGTTTGATCTACAGGTCGCAGACAAGACTTGGACATTTGATTCAACTGGTACATTAACACTGCCCGAAGGTGGAACAATCAAAGGTGGTGGCACAGGCACTGATGTTACTGTTATTGCTACGACAGGCACAAATACAGCAACTTGGGTGTTTGGTGCAAATGGTACATTAACATTGCCAACATTCGCCGGTAGCCCAAGCATTGTAACAATTGAATCATTTAGCAACATTTCTCTAGGATCTAATCTTTATTATTGGAACTTTGGCACAGATGGTCATTTAACATTCCCAGATGCCACAGTACAGACCACAGCCTATACCGGAACTGTTGCCTACAGTAATATAACTGGTGCCCCGGCAGTTGTTAATAGAACAACAGGTAGTTGGATTTTGGCTACAGGTGCTAACACAGTTAGTATCACTGTGCCTGCCAACAGCAACTACCAAATGTGGGTCAATGGAAATATCCCAAATGGTATCGTAACTTGGAATGCCACAGTGAATGTTTCAAATACAAATGTACCGGCAATAGGCGTTCAATATGGGTGGTATTATGCCGTAGGAAATGCATTGGTATTGACTTCTATGCCCAATCAAATTGTAGGTACAGCAGGGGTTATTAGTACTGCTACTGTTGCTACTACCAGTTCCAATGTGTTTAGATTTGGTATTACAAACAACAGCGTATCAACGCAAACAGTCTACTGGGGTTACACTACACTATGAGCCTAATATTAAATTCAGGATTTACAATAGGCCCGGGTGTCACACTAAATGCTGGATTCATCCCGGGTCCTGGAATAGTTCAAAATGGTTTACTATTAAACTTTGATGCCGCCACATATAGTGGCACAGGCGATTGGATTGATGCGGCTAACGGTGTACACGCTACACCTTATAACAATCCAACTTGGAGTTCAGATAACGGTGGAACATTTATATTAAGTGCTCCTTCAGTTCAATATTTTAGTGTACCGTGGCCCACATTTCAACCTAGTTTTACAATAGACATGTGGTTTAACTTTACAGCCAGTCAAACCGGTGACTCACCGTGTTTGATATCTGATGAATTCACTGGCGCACCATTTAACTTTACCATAAATGCCGCTGGTAATTATTTACAAACAGGATGGTACACTACCAACTGGGGTGGACAATATGCAAACAATAATGTCCCAACAGCATTTACACACGATGGATCAACTTGGTACAACATTACTATGTCTGTGCCTGCCACTACAGGATACAAAGATTATATCAACGGTGCCGTGAGTTTAGAATGGAATGGCAATCCACCGCCTAATGGTAGTAGCCCAACACAGCGATTTTTTATCGGACACCGTTGGGATTTACCTGACACAGTAAATGCTAAAATTGCGGTAGTCAACATCTATGATCGTTCCCTAACTGATGCAGAAGTCTCACAGAACTACAACTATTACAGAGCAAGATTTGGACTTTAAAGGGTAAATATAGATATGACAACACTAACATTTCCACAGAATCCTACAACAGGACAACAATGGGTAGCAGAAAATGCTGTTACCTACACCTGGTTAGGTGATCACTGGAATAGCGTAACCGCAATTTCAAACGCAACAGCAAAATATTATCACGAAGGTGGTACTGCGGCGTTTGAATACACTCCATTATCGGATGGTTTATTAGATGGCGGCCTAGCAGATGGCAGTGAAGATCCAGGACCAGGACCAGGACCACTTCCGGGTTATTCAAAGTTCCATTGGCGGGCAGACCGTCCTGATCCAAGAGATCATATATGGCAGATGCAACCGCTATCTGCCATTCCTACCAGCATTGATCTACGAGCATACGCACAGCCAGTAGAAAATCAAGGACAACTAGGTTCATGCACAGGTAATGCCATTGCTGAAGCCATTGAAATTGTTGATAAGAAAAATAGTAAGAATTTAGAAATCAGTAGATTGTTTATCTACTATCAAGAACGCCTGTTAGAAGGTACTGTAAATCAAGATAGTGGTGCTTATATTAGAGATGGTATTAAAGCCTGCTATACATATGGTGCTCCAGTGGAAAGTCTTTGGCCTTATGACACGACCAAATTTAAAGTTAAACCCAGTAATGCGGCCTACACAGACGCGGCCAATAGAAAAGTCACAGGATATCAACGCTGTGCAGATTTTGCCGCAGTAAAAAACGCCCTAGCCACAGGTAACCCAGTGGTAGTGGGATTTTTAGTCTATCGTAGTTTTTACAATATCACCAGCAACGGCATAATGCCTTATCCAAATGTAAACACAGAAAGCCTACTAGGTGGACACGCTGTCTGTATCGTAGGCTACAATGATAACTACGGTGGCATTACAGGCAATGGTAGATTTATTTGTAAAAACAGTTGGGGAAGCACTTGGGGCGACCGTGGATACTTCTACATGCCTTACCAAGTAATACAGAATACCGCCATGAGTTCAGACTTCTGGGTAATCAATGGCGTAAGAAATCCATAATTAGGAAAAAAGAAAATGACAACAAGAATTAAAACAAGACACGACACAGCCGCTAATTGGCTATCAATAAATCCTGTGCTAGCACTAGGCGAAGCAGGGGTTGAAACAGATACTCGCAAAGTCAAGTACGGTGACGGCCTTACAAGTTGGATGGACTTGTTGTATGCCAGCGAACCTAACCAATTTGACTATCAGTGGACGGATGGTGTTAACAACAACTCCTGGCATGTAGTCACAGTAACTGGTGCCAAAGAGTTTGAATATGAAACTCCGGGACACAAGTATACCATAGTTGCTAATACTGCTACCCTGGTTGATTCTACAACCTACGATGTTGATAGTATTGTTTATGACATGGAATATGTGGACATTGCCTATGCTAATGAATCAGCCATTTGGATCTATGTTAACAATGATCACAGTAGTCGTGTTAGGGTTAATAACATAACCACAGGTTCAACATATACATTTACACTTGCTGATACTATCTCAGCCAACCCAGGCGACGAAGTTACCATCGAAGCATGGTATCGCGGAACACAACTAGTCTGGGACAAATACAATTACTGGGATAATATCATTCCGGATGTGTCAGCCACTGCCACAAACACAGTGGTAATAGATACCACACACTTTCAAAATGATCCAGGTTGGGCATATATGTGGGAACAACAGTTGCCCAACAATGTCACTAACCACAGTATTGTATTTGATCAATACGGGTTAGGAGTTAACACAAGAAACATTACAGCCGTAACTACAGCATCTAATGGCCTAGTTACTATCACATTTGATGGTGCACCGAGAGATGTCAATACTATTACATTGGCCGATACAATCACAACAACACCTACTAACGCAACGGAAAATGGCAACTATCTTAGTTTTAGTAAAACACAATTCCCAGAATTCAACGACTGTGTTCCCCAGTGGCAATTATATAACAGCGATGGATATTATACTGATGACACCGGACATCCTTATTACAACGACCCAAGATCGGGCTATGTTGTAATTGATGGCGGAAGTCCTATCAACTTCCAGTTCTGGACTGGCAATACTGATGCTAATGATAACTGGCAGATCTATCTAAGAACCAATACTACATGGACTAGTACATCAACCTTAGAAGTACACTGGTATCGTCGTGGAACAAATATTTCACTAGATGTCTACGATGCCAACAACGAGAATCTAAGCGATGGCTACAAATGGTTTGACTGGCGTACCGACCTACCACAGGTATACCAATCTGAATCGGGTAATGGTGTTGTAAGCGGACGCATGATGGTAAGTTGTAAAGTCTATGCTCCTGAGGTAAACGATTCTTATCACCAGAGTTGTAATCTAGATTTTTACATGACCGGAGATGACAGTGAAGATCCTTATGATTCAACTAGAGGCGAATATGCGTACAATCAAACTTTCTTTGGAGACAGTACTCCATTTGATCGATTTGATCCATATGGTATTAGTTTTACCAGTTATTACGGACCCACCGGTACATGGACTACCAGCACACGCCTAAAGGTTAGAATCATCTATAAGATGGATCTCATCGTCGGTGAAGAAACAGACCTAGAATACTTCTGTTAATATGAAGATACGCCCCGCCAATACTAGGGGCTATCTAGATGTGGGTTGGATTGCTAGCCGTAGAACTTTTAGTAACAACAGTTACAGAGACCCCCGGTATAAAAACTGGGGTTCTTTACGAGTAATCAACGATGATG